ATGAAGCTCACCGTCGCGGAGTACCTCAGTCGGCGGGGCCTCCCTGCCGACTGGCGGTACGCCTCCCCGTTCGGTCGTCTCGCAGCCGAGACGTACCGCGCCCGCTACCACCGCGAGCCCCGCCACGCGTTCCGCCTCATCAACGGCCGCTTCCGCCGCGTCATGGCGTACCGCGCGAGCGAGGTGCACGTGTTGGCGACGGCATGGGACCGCTACCCGCGTACCAACCCGGCGGCTGCCGTACCGGCGCCGCGTCGCCCGTCCCCGCACCGGACGCTCGCCCGTATCGACCGGGAGCTGAGCGCCTACGTGAGCGGCGACGCGATGCGGTGGCAGCCCACATCCGAACTGCCCGCCCGCCACCCGTAGGGGGAGTCATGGCCCAACGCAGGGACTACGCAAGCAACCTCCGCAAGAAGCAGCCGTCCGGCTGCGCATGGTGCGGGGCGCACGTCGACCCGCCCGTCACGACCGCTTCGTACTGCTCGGACGTCTGCGTGCAGACGGACATGGCGGGGATCGACGACCGGCTGCCGGTCATGGTTCTCCAGCCCGGCAACAGCGGCAACTCGGCATACGTCGGCCGCAAGTTCGCCGCGTACAACCGCGACCACGGCTGAGGGGCGGTCATGGACAGCGTCACGAACCTGATCACTGAGTGGCAGGCGGCGCGCGCCGCCCTCGCCGCGATCGAGCGGGCCGAACGCCCGGACGTCACCGACCGCTTCGGCCGCGTGTGGACATGGTTCGGCCGAAGCGACACGTACCGGCACTGCGGCACGGCTTGCCCCGTCGACATGATCGACAGCTTCGGGCTTCCGTCTCAGCGGGCGCTCGACAACCCGAACTACGACCTGTGCGGCATCTGCCTGAACGGCCGGACGCGCAACGTCCCCGACTGCAAGCCGGAATGGAACTGCTCGCACACGATGCACCAGTGTAAGTGATCCGCATCCGACTTTCTGTCATACAAGAAATCATGGCGCACCATCTTGACGGGATGGCGCGGCAGCAGGATTCTTGTATCACAGAAAGTCGGAGCGACCGAGGAGGGGACATGCAGAACGAACCCGAAGTCCATGGAAGCCTCAACATCCCCGGCACCTTTGAAGTACGTGACCGCTTCGGCTGGGTGCACAGCACTTCCACGAGCATCGCTTTCAAGCACGCGGAGGCGCACGCTGCCCTGCTCAACGGGCGGGACCCGGACGGCGGGTACGACTGGTTCCGTGTCCCCTACCCGGACGAGCGCCCCGCTCACGACCAGTCCGCCGAGTAATGCCGATCCACCTGCGGGCCCCGTCCCATGACCCGAACGGCCCCGACGGTCAGGGCTGGAACCGTCTCTCGCTCGGGTCCCTCGCGGGCGACGAATGCGCGCTCCGCCCTCTCGACTACGGTGCCCTCCTGGAAGTCCACGGGGGCACCCACCGGGCCAGCTACGGCGGCTACGGGCCCTGTACTGCCCAAGGGAATTGCGAAACGTGCCCGGTCTTCCAGGCTGGCCCGCGCGCGCTGACCGCACCCGGCCACCGGGTGCTTGTCCGCGTCGATCCCGGCGGACACCCGCACCTGATGGCCCGGCCGGACGACGGATGGTCGTCCGCGTCCCTGCCCTGCATGTGGCAAGACCTCGCCCGGCTCAATGGTTGGGCTATCGGGAGTCGGCACCGCGACCAGTACGGCGACGGATTTTGGCTGACGAAAGTGCAGGGCGCCTGATCCGCCAGCCCCGGAACGCGGCGTGAGGCCGCGGGACCGAATCCCGTACGGGGCACTCGAAGCAATCAAGCCGAGGGGGAGTCATGGACAAGCTGAATCCCGACGCGCTCGCTGAGTGGAGTGACGAAGAGGGCGCACCGGCCGGCGAGGTGCGGCCCGGCGTGCAGCCCAACGTCACGCCCGAGATGATCGCGGACTACGTCGTTGACGCCGGGGAGCTGCCGCGCGAGAGCGCGGAGCCGTTCGGCGAGTACCTGCACCGCACGTGGAACGACTACGTGGAAGGTGCTGACATCACGCACCGGGACCTGGTCGCCGGAGCGCTCGCGTACTGGCGGGGGCAGTGATGAAGGACCGCGAGCGGCGCGAGTTCGCCGACAAGCATCCCGAGCCGTCGGACGCCCGCGAAGCGTTGGCGCACGTGCTCGATCTGTTCAGTGAACTGCCGGACGACCAGCTCATGATTCAGGCGACGTCCGGCGTGTACGGCCCCGGCGTTCGTACCGGCCTGACGATGGGCGACCTGCGGGAGCTGGCCGGGTTGCTGCCCGAGCCGGCTGCCGCGGCTATCGACCGCAAGCTGAAGGAAGCTGCGCAGGCCGTCAACGAGATGTATCCCGACCGTGGCGGCGACGATGCCTGAGCCCTACGCCTGGACGTGGACCGACGAAGACGGCATCCGCCGCCAAGCGAAGATCCACGTCACCCGCGATGACCGCACCGTCGTATGGGCCCCGCGGTTCCTCGGGGATCCGTGGCCCTGGTTCGACGCCGACTGTGCGGAGGACGACCCCGCCGGCTACTTCGAAGACGCGGACCTAGTGACGATCGGCGTTCCGGTCACGGCCTGGTCCGGCTTCGACAACTGACTTTCTGTCGTACAAGAAATCATGACGCACCGTCTTGACGGGTGGCCGCGACGAGAGCATTCTTGTATTACAGAAAGTCGGAACGGCAGGGGAGACATCGTGGCAACCGTCTACCAGTGCGCGACCTGCGGCCAGTGGATGTGCGGCGCGGCGAACTTCCGCAGGGACGCGCCGACAGATCGGTACGGCCGGATCGATCGCGACTACGCGGACTCCAACCCGCCCAAGTTCTGTTCCGAGGCCTGCCGCGACGCAGAGCAGCGCTGAGCCAATCCCACAGACAGGCGCCCCCGCTGGATCTCCCCCCCAAGGCGGGGGCGCCGCTCAACTCCCCGGAAGGGGCAACCCGTGAAGACAGCAACAGCCCCGAAACGGAAGGCGCTGCCCGCCGCGACGGACCTCATTGACTGCGCCCGCGCGAACGGCTGGTCGGTGGAAGAGCAGTGGACGCCGCCCAACTACAAGGGCGCCCCGGTGCTGCGCGTCATCGTCGGACGCAGGATGTCGGAGACGGACGTGTTCCTGTACCGCCTGATCTTCCGCACCGACGGGACGAAGCCGCGGGCGTGGCGGGCCCGCACCCCGCGCAACCACAAGTGGCATGACGTCGCCCCGCGCCCCACGAAGATCCGCGAAGTCATCGCGACCAACCCGGTGCGGAAGGCGGCGACATCGTGAGCGCCAAGCCGCCGGAGGGCTATACCGTTCCGCAGATCGTCACAGGTCTGGTCGGCTACGCGAAGTTGCACGGGTGGCAGTCTCTCGTCCAGTGGACGCCGCCCGACTACAGCGGCGAGCCGTACGTCACCGTCCAGGTCGGGCGCAAGGCGATCGAGTCGGACTACACGGGATTCAAGCGTGGGCCCTGGTGGATCTACAAGCTGACATGGCATTCGCGGGGCTGCGCACCTGGCAAGGTCAAGAAGTTCGGGACAGGCCTGGTCGCCACCCCGGATGACCCGGAATGGCGTGACGCCCCGTCGGTCAAGCAGATCCGCACCGTCATCCACGACCACCCGGCGCCCGGCGTCGACACCGTGCGCAAGGGCCCGATATCCCGCGGGGAGTTCAACGCCATCCCGAATGCCCGCGTGCTGCGCTTCTCGTACGACTGGATGAACCTCCGGTACGTGGAATGGATCGAGGACGCCCCGTCATGGGGCTGGGTGCTCATGAACGACTACGGCAATCCGGATGACCGCTGCGTCGTGTCCCGCGCGGACTCGCGCGCCATGGCTGCCGAGCACCTGACGGCATTCCTTACACCGGGGCGCGCGTACGGCGGCGACAACCTGACCGTCGACGAATGGGAGATAGCGCCGTGACGAAGCCCTGGTACCTGACGCTGCACGTGAACGGCCCGCAGGTTCAGGCCTACCTCGCCGCCCGCCTCGAACGGCACCAGGCGGAACGGGACTTCATGGAAACCGAGCGCGGCACGCTCGACGCCTGGAGTGCGGGCAACTACATGGAGTCCGCGTGGCAGACCGAATGCGACGCGTACCTAGAAGCGCGCATCGAGAACCCTGCCTTGCCGGTAGGCCCATAGCTCCCCTGCCGACCGGTGAAGGCATTCCCGGTAGGGCAGGGACCCCGCCGCCTCGTGCGGATGGCGCGGGGAGCAGGACGCCCCGGAGGTAGCCCCTCCGCACCTCCGGGGCGTTCGCAATCTCTCGTAGCTCAGTTGGCAGAGCGGCGGATTGTTAATCCGTTGGTCCCTGGTTCGAGTCCAGGCGAGAGAGCGGGACTTAGTAGCGAGAGCAAGCGAACGGTCCGCCACGCGACGGAAGGGAAGGTGGGGACGATGTCGCCGGCCCTGTAATGGGGTCCCGCTCAACAACTGAATAGCAGGGGCGGGCGCGTGTCCACGGGATCCGCCCCTGTGCAAGTCCCCGCAGCTTGATGGCCGAGCGCTGCGACGGCAGAGGTGCGCGTTCGAATCGCGCCGGGGGCACGTCGAATACCGGAAACGTCCCAGGGGGGACCGAGGCGCACGGCGCCATTCGCATTGCTGCTTAACCCGCCCATGGGGGGCGTCATGCTCCGCACGCTGCTTCACCCGATAAAGACCATCCATCTGCACCGGCTCGCCGCGCAGCTGGACGAATACGACCCGACAGAGCGCGCGTTCCAGGCGCTCGTCATCACCAACGACTGGAACGTGCCGTCCGCCCCGGAGCAGAAGCCAGAGGCGACGCGGTGACCCGCGAACAGGTCCAGAAGCAGAAAGCCGTACGGCGCCGCGAGCGGGGCCAGCAGGACGACTCCGGCAGCGCCGACCGTGCCCGCTCCCGTCGGGCGTCCAACCGGGCGGCAGGCGTCACCGAGGCGGCGCGCCGCTTCCTGTCGCGGATGGGGCGCTGAGCGATGCAAGCGCAGATGGCGCAGCGCATGCAGGACAAGCGCGAGGTCTGGTGTCTGTACGTGTGCATCATCCCGGGGCGCGTCGCTGAGTGGCCTGAGCACTACTGGCCGGCGAGTCACCGCGGCATCCCGACGATCGGCCAGCGGGGCAGGGTGCTCAAGAAGCTCGGTTACCGACGGACGCTGGGCGCGGAACCGTGGGACTGGCAAGAGACCGAAGGCAGGGGCGGGCGCGTGAAGCTGTTCGCCTCCACCGAGGTGATCGCGGATGCCTGACATCGTCACGGCCCTGCGTGCCGCTCGGACGCTGACACAAGAGCAGGTCGACCACCTCGCCTTCGTGCACGACATGGACGACCCCGCCGCGGAGGACATCGCCGAAGTCCACAGCCATCACGCCGAGTCGGGCGGGGCCGAGCGGTGAGGCGCCTGAGGATCCGCAGGCGCTGCGTGCACCTGCCGCAGTGCGGACGCTGCCGCGGCGTGAGTCCGTGGACGTACACGGCGACCAGCGAAACGCATCCGCTCCCGTCGGGCCTGATCATGCGGCTCTGCCTGGAGTGCTGGACGGACACACGGAATGAGGAGACATGAGCACGGTCGAAGTCGGCGACGACATCGCGAAGCTGTACGAAGAAGTGCGGGCGGCGTCCGCGGCGCGGCGCAAGTGGGAGACGTACGAAAAGAAGGTGAAGGCAGATCTGCTGAACCTTCTCGGCTACGACCCCGACGACGACAAGCCGGAGACGAAGGTCGCCACCGACGCGGCCGGCGCCCCGCTGTTCAAGGTCGACGTGACGTACCGGGACGGCTTCGACAAGGGGCGGCTGAAGACGCTGTACCCGGCGGCGTTCGCGGACTGTGAACTGAAGACTCCGGTCAAGACGATCCGGCCCGTCACGGCCGACAGCTGAACAACCTGCCCCGTCGCCATCCGCGCGGCGGGGCTTTCGCGTGCCCGGAGGGGGAGCCTTGCTACTCGAAGAACGCATGGCGCTGTACGAACTGCTCGCGCGGCTCGGTGATCTCAGCTGGTTGGACGGCTTCGCCGGTGGCGGCGGATCGACCCGCGGCATTCACCTGATCCCCGGGCAGCGGACGCGTATCGCCATCAACCATTGGCGGAAGGCGGTCGACGTCCACCAGGCCAACAACCCGGACACCGAGCACGATTGTGCGGACATGTCGCAGGTCGACCCGCGGCGCTACCCGCGTACGGACTGCGCCTGGTTCTCGCCGTCCTGCACGAAGCACAGCATCGCGCAGGGGATAAAGGAAAGTGCGATGCTCGCCGATCAGGAAGGCGAGCGCAGCAGGGCGACGATGTGGGACGTCCAGCGGTTCGATGAGTACTTCCGCTACCGCTTCATCGTCGTTGAGAACGTCGTCGAAGTGCGCAAGTGGATCGGGTTCCGCGCATGGAAGATCGCCATGGCGGACGGCGGGAAGTGCCTGCATGAGGTGTACCTCAACGCCGCCCACGCGAGCCGGCTCGGGGCTGCCGCCCACCAGTGGCGCGACCGCTGGTTCTGCCTCATGCACCCCAAAGGAACGCGCTGCCCGGACATCGACCGATGGATAGCGCCCCGCGCGCTGTGCGCCGACTGCGGCGACACGACCGGACGGCAGACGTGGAACATCGACAGGAAGACGGGACTTCCGAAAGACGCGGGCAAGTACCGGACGCAGTACAGCTTCGTGTGCCGCAACTGCGCCGGCCCGGTCCGTCCGTACGTCCGCGCGGCCCGTGACGTCATCGACTGGTCGCTGCCCGCGCAGCTCATCGGGCAACGCCTGGTGCCGCTCGCGGACAAGACCATGTCGCGGATTCAGTACGGGCTCACCGAGTACGGCCGCGCCCTGGTCCCGGTCGAAGGCCGCGACGGGAAGCGCCCGTTCTCGGTCGACGTCCCCATGCGTACGGTGACCGCCCGCAACGAGACGGGGCTCTTGGTCCCGCCCTTCATTGCGGAACTCCGCGGCGGCAGCAGCAAGGCGCGGCGGGTCACTGAGCCGCTGTCCACGGTGTGCGCGTCGGGGAACCATCACGGCCTGGTCATCCCGTACTACGGGCGGACGAAGGCGCGCACGACGGCTGAACCGTTCATGACGGTGACGACGGTCGACCGGGCGGCGCTCATGCCCAATCCGCAGCCGGACATCAATGACTGCGGATTCCGCATGATCACGCCGCCGGAGTACGCGCGGTTCATGGACTTCCCGGAGTCGTACGACTGGCTCGCCTCGCAGATCAGTAAGCGGGACCGGGTGCGCATGGCTGGTAATGCCGTGCCCGTGAACATGGCGCGGGACCTGGTCGGCTGCGCCCTCGAATCCATGGCGACGTAACACGCCATGTGCCGGGGGGAGTTGCTCAAAGGCGAGCACTTATGGAATTCCGCGATAGGGGTTCCGTCCATGAACGTGGAATCCGACTGGTGTGTCGTCTGTGGCATGCCGCGCCCCGGTTACATCGACCCTGCCGTGAAGGCTGAGAAGTGGAAAGCGGAGGCCGATGCCGCCGAAGACGAAGGTCTGCAAGGACTGCTATCCGAGCGGCCACGGGTTGCGCAGCTCGATGGTTCCGGCGAAGCCGCGTCCCGCACCGCACCCTGGCCCGAGGTGCGCGACTCACCACCGCGCGGAAAAGAAGCGGCGTAAGGCGGCGGCGCACGAAACGTATACGCAGAAGACGTACGGCCTCGGCCCCGGAGACTACGCCCGCCTTCGCGAGCTGCAAGGCGGGCGCTGTGCGATATGCCGCCGCGCGACAGGGGCCACGAAAGCGCTGGCCGTCGACCATGACCACGCGTGCTGTGCGGGCCCGGTGTCGTGTGGCAACTGCGTGCGCGGGCTGCTGTGTTCACCGTGTAATCGCACGCTCGGACATGCCCGTGACGAACTCGACTTCTTCAAGCGGGCGTACCGCTACCTCAAGAACCCGCCCGCCCGACAACTGGAAGTAGACCCGTGATTCCGCAATTCGATATCGGCTGGAACGGCGTTGGGCTGTTCTGGCTTTGCGTCCTCATATGGGCGTGGCGACAGGGGGGACGCCGTGGCCGTCGATAAATACAACTGCCGCGAGTGCCATAAGAACATCGCGGCAACCGGCCAGTCTCCGAGCCCGTTCCGCTACCGCAAGCACGACCGCGAGAAGGCAACGGAGTGCCCCAACTCCCGCACGATCATCCCCGCGTGGATCGTGAAGCGCGGACCGGAAGCCGAAGACACCGACGTCCCCGTCATCGGACGGGACTACGCGCCGTGCCCGGAGTGCAAGCGCTCCCCGCTGCTCGACGACGAAGGCCGCTACGCGCTGCACATCAAAGAGCCGGGCGTTCCCAGCTCCGAACGCGTCGACTGCCCCAAGTCAGGCCAGCCCTACGAAGCCCCGGAGGGGGAGGAATGCACGACGACGGAATCCCCTACATCGGGCGAGAGCCTGACTGCGCCTACTGTCCCGGCGAGTACTGCCACGGATGCCCGCCCGGCTGCGAGCCCTGCGCGCGAAAGCGAGGGGTCGCCCGCGCCCAGCCTGAGCGGGCCCCCATCCCCGAAGGCCGCACCCTCGGATGCGGCGAACACCCCGACTGCCTCGACCCCGGCGGCACCTGCGGCTGCGGCACCGACGGAAGCCGAGGAGATGCTCAGCAAGTGGGCGACGAAGGCACGGGAGATCGAGAACCGGAAGCTTCCGGAGACGGAGCCATCCCCGGCATCGACGCCTACGCCGCAGGCCTTGCCGCCGCGACCCGACGCACCCGAAGCGCCGCCGCCTGCCAAGCCGGACAGTGCGAGTACGGAACCTGCCGCGGGCACCCGCTCTGCGGCGGATGCTGTAGCTGCCTCGGGGGCTGCGTCGTCCAGCACGAAGAGCAGCAAGTCCGAGACACCGCCGGACGTCAAAGCCCTGGCGAAGCTCTTCCCGCGCTCTGCCCGCACCCCGGACAGCACAGCGGCAAGTGCGGGCCCGACACCTGCGGGTGCCCTGGCGGTGCACTCATGCGGCCAGGACCCGCACCTGACGGGCTGCAAGACGACGTATCCCGGTGCCCCCACGCCGACACCGGATGCGGCACCTTCGACGGCTGCGACCCCGCCGACCCCAGCGGATGCGCTGCCTTCGAGTGACGTGCCGTACTGGATCGTGCCGGACTCCAGCGGCGGACCGCCCATCGACCTGAGGCGCCTGAAGGCGGTGGCTCACAGCTGCGGGCTCGCCGACGGGCACACCGTGGACTGCGTCCTGACGCTGGACGAAAAGGAGCCGCAGGCGCCGGTGTTCGCGCAGCCGGGCAGCCCGTTCAGTCAGCCGGCGAAGCTGCCCGCGGCCGTGACGGATCCGATCCCGATGACAGTGCTGGGCGAGCAAGTCGCGGCGCGGATGAAGGAGTTGTTCTACAGCTATGACAACCGGAACACCTCCGATAACCGTTCGGCTCAAACTACCCTCGGACCTTCGGAGATCGGCACTCCTTGTGACCGCCGTCTGGCTATGTCCCTCCTGCAAATCCCCCCGGTCAATCCCGGCGGAGATGGTTGGGCCGCTTTCGTCGGGACTTGTATTCACGCTGGGCTCGCCGAAATGTTCGTGTGGGCAAGCGGTGATACTGGCCGCTTCGCTGTAGAGCAGCGGCTTCAATTCCCCAATCAGCACGTACCCGGCGGGACGGCGGATCTCCTGGACCGCACGCTGTGCATGGTCGATGATCACAAGTCGCAGGGGCGTTGGAGTCTCGACAAGCTGCGGACGCAGGGCATGACGCCGACACAGCGCGTCCAGCTCCACACCTACGGATATGGCATGCGCCTCAAGGGCGAGGCCGTCGACTTCGTGGCGATCATCTCGTGGCCGCGCGAAGCGTCCAGCCTGGCTGATCTGTACGTCGTCGTTGAACCGTACGACCCGCAGATAGCGCGCGATGCGCTGGAACGGGTCGACGGTATAGCCGCCGAGATCAAGATGCATGAGACGGTGCGCGCCACGTGGGCAGGGCTCGACATCAACGCTCACAAGCTGGGCATCGCGAAGGAATTCGACATCGACCCTGAGTCATGCAAATTCTGCCCGTTCTTCGCGCCCGGCGACGCCGACATGACGCGCGGCTGCAACGGCCGCGCATGACATCCCACCCGCTTAAGGAGGTGGACACATTGGAAGCCGAATCCCTACTCACTCCCACCGAAGTGGCGACGCTGTTCCGCGTTGACCCGCGGACAGTAACCCGCTGGGCGAGGGCCGGAAAGCTCACCACCGTGCGGACCGTGGGCGGCGTGCGCCGGTACCCCGAAAAGGAAGTGCGGGAGCTACTCGAAGAGTCCCGATCGGAGCGCATCGCGTGATCGCCCTGGTGGCTCTGCTGCACAGCCTGTTCCCCAAGCTGCACTGCTGGGCGGAAATGACGCGTGGCCCGTTGCGCTGGACGTGCGCGGGCTGCGGCGCCCGACGAAACGAGATGCCGTGGACAGGAAGGAACCTCAAGTGAGCTGGCACGGCAAGCAAGGGCGCGGCGCGATGCGCACGCTCCGGGAAGAGAAGCGCCGCGAGGCAGAGCAGCGCAACGCAGAAGCGAAGCCTGAGCGGCGCAAGGCGTACCGGCTCGGGCCGCTCGACATCAACGGACGGCGTACAGCGAAGAGCATTGCCCGCTACCAGGCCGAGATGCCGTGAGGCGCCAGGTCATCAGCTGGGTCTTCTTCGCGATCAGTCTGGGCGTTGTCGCGTTCGTGGCCTTCGGCTGCGGCGCCGACGCGAACGCCCCCTCCCGTTCCACTAACCACCCGTCCGACCCCTGCCACGAATAAGAGAAAGAGGCACAGTGACAACCCCTTCGCCCTTCAAGCAGCCCGCGAAGAACTCCGGGTTCTTCTCGCCGCGCGATCACGCCGACTGGCTCGGCAGGCTGTTCCTGATCTATCCGGACCGCGTCACGTCGAAGACGTTCCAGCAGGACGAAGGTCCCGTGGACATGGTCGAAGCCGACGTGGTCATCATCGACCTGATGGATCCGCAGACCGGGCAGCCCACCGTCCTGGCCGGAACGACCATCGGCGGCAAGGCTCTCGTGCCGCAGCTGAAGACGCAGCTCGGTGCCATGGTGCTGGGGCGGCTGACGCAGAGCCCCGCACAGGGGCAGAAGTCCGGCGCCTACTACCTGGCCGACTTCTCCGATCAGGACGCCGCGGGCGCTCAGCAGTACATCGCCACGCATCCGCGGCAGCAGTTCGCCCAGCCGCAGGCGGGCCCTACGCAGGCACCGTACGGCGCAGCCCCGCAGCCTGCGTACGGACAGGCGCCGGCTGCCCCTTCCTACGGTTCTGCGCCCGCCCCTGCTCCCTCGGGTAACGGCCACCCTCAGTACGCCTCTGCGCAGCTGCCGTACGACCCGTGGCAGAACACGCAGGCTGCACCCCAGGCGGCTCCCGCGGGCCCTCCGCAGGGGCAGTGGGGGGCGGCTGCCTCGGCTCCTGTACAGGCCCCTGCTGCACAGGCTGCGCCCCCGATGACGGGTGGTGCGCCTGCCCCTCAGCCGTGGGGAGTGCCTGCCCCGAGCCCCGCCCCTTCAGCACCTGCGGCGAACCCTGCGCAGGCTGCACCCGCAGCGCCGCTTGACCCGCAGCTGGCCGCGTTCCTTCAGTCCAAGGGCGTCAATCCCGAGGGCATGACGGACGGCCAGGCTCGCATGATCGCGGCGACGTACGGCGCGTAACCCGCCCCACCCCAGACGGACGCGACCCCGCCGGGCGCGTCCTTTTTTGATGCCACGACACAGGAAGAGAGAGACCCGCGCATGAGCGAAGTTGTCGCAGAGCCGTACGAGGACGATGAGGACTGGGACGGCGGGGTCGAGGGCGAGACCCCCGAGCCGGAGTCGGAGCCGAAGAAGCGAGGCCGGAAGCCGCTGACCTTCGCGAAGGTGGCGGGGGAGTTCGAGCGCGCCACGGTGAAGTTCGACAAGGCGCAGAAGGCCTTCGACACGCACGCCGCGCGGCTCGAAGCGGCGCGCCTGAAGTTCGAGGCCGTACAGGGCGAGGGCGCCCACGTCGGGCCGGCTCTCGAAGCGGCGGGCAAGGCGCTGGACGTGGCGCGCGCCGCGTTCGAAGAAGCTCACGCCGCGCTGAACGGCGAGTGATCCCAGGGGGGCCCGCCTCGGAACGGGCCCCCCTTCGTCATGCGGGCGGGGGCGGGTGCTTCCCCTGACGGCGGTGCGTGCTCACCCCGTCCCCGCCCGTTTGATGAAGAAGGGACTTCGCGATGAGCTTGATCGGCTACGCGATCGGCGCCATTCAACAACGCCTGTCGATCTTCCCGTGTAACCCTGCCGGAACGGTGTGCCCGGAGTCCGGCGACGTCATCGACAAGCAGCCGCACCTACTTTATCCGGGCACAAACAAACCGTACAAAGTGCGCTGGCCGGAGGAAGTGACCAGCGACCTTGACCGGGTTATCGAGATGTGGACCTGGTCGCCGCTCGCCAATCCAGCAGTTGCGGCGCGGCAGTCCGGTCTTCTGATTCTGGACTGTGACATAGCAAAGGCTGAGTATCAGTTACGCGGTACGGCGTACGAAGACCTTCACGAAAAGCTCGGACCCTGGGTCGACGGGCACGACGTACTGCGTGCGGTATGTGAACGACACGGCGGCGACTGGGAAGAACTGAATGCTACGTACCGCGTGACAACCGGGTCGATGGGTTTGCATTTGTATTTCTCGTGGCCTCCCGGTGTCCGCGCTTCGCAGGCGTCCATCGTCAAGGGCAGTCTCGATGTCCGCGGCAACGGGGGCCAGCACGGAGGGTATGTGCTAGGCGCCGGCTCCGTCACATCCAAGGGCCGGTACGTCGCAGAGAATGCGACGCCGATAGCGCCTGCCCCGCGGTGGCTTGTCGAGCTGTGCCGTGAGAAGCCCCCGCCGCCGAAGCCGCTGTTCGCGCAGCCGCGGAAGACGGGTGGCATCTCAGGCCTGGTCGAAACCGTCCGCAATGCCGAAGACGGGAACCTTAACAACGCCACGCTGTGGGCCGCGCGCGCCGCATGCGGCGACAGCATCCCCATTGACGAAGCCATAGAGGCGCTCGCGAACGCGTATGCCAGCGCGAACGGGCGCGGCGGCTATCGGCAGGGCGAGGCCACCGTGCGCAGTGGCTACCGGCTACAGGAAAGGAAGGGGACGTGAAGCCGCAGCGCTATCGCGTCGACTGTACGGGCTGCGGGTGGCACGGCTATCGCGTCAACGCGTTCGGCTGCGAGTGCTATTCGGATTACTCGTACTACTGCAAGCCGACTGATCCGGGACCGGGTTGCCCCAACGGCGCCAATCTCACGGCGACGTGTCCGCGGTGCCGGAACTTCAGCGTACGCATCGAGCGCAACGAAGCGATTGCGTGTGTCAACTTCACTCAGCTCCGGGTCCGCCTTGCGTGGACTCGCGCTGAAGTCCGGGCATTCCACAAGGCGCGGAAGCCGTGACCACCTGCGTCATCATCCGCAAAGACAAAGACCGGTGGCGCTGGGTGTGCCTGATCTGCTCGCAGACAGGCTCTACCTATTACGGCGGCACGACGACATGGAAGCGCACGTACGGCAACGCATTGCGTCACTGCCGGAACCGCTACTACCACCACAAGTGGGCGCTCGCCAATGTCGCTGAAGCGCGGCGGCTGATCGACGCCTTGTCACGGAAGGGAACCTGATGGGTCAGTCAACGAACGGCATTCTCGTCTACGGCTACGACCTCGCCGGGGGCGACGCGGAGTGGAAGGTACGCGAAGTCGGCGAGTACGGCGAACTCAGGCTCGATTGGCTTGACGTCGAAGAGAACGACTTCGAGTCGGCCGCAGAGAAGCGGCTGATGGCGTCCGTCGGATTCACGGAAACCGACTACATGGTTGACGGCTTCTTCGACCGCGAGCGCGAGGCAGAGGCCCGCCTCGGAGTCGAGTTCAAGTCGTACTGTTCCGGCGAATACCCCATGTACACGCTCGCCGCTAAGGGCTCGGTCCTCACGGCGTACCGCGGCGACTGCAAGCACGTCGACTTCACGGTTAGTCCCGAGTGGGACGACAAGCTGCGCGACGCTCTCGCAGTCCTCGGCATGACGCCGACCCAGGAGCAGGCGCAATGGCTGCTGTGCTCCTGGTGGGGCTGAGCAACACTGCAACGAAAGGAACCTGATGACCAAATTCAAGCCGGGCGATGACGTCTGGTACGACGACAGCCCCGGCAAGGCAAAGAGCGTACGGCCCCGCGAATCTGCGACCTACCCCGACGCTCAGTTCGTGGACGTGGAATGGGCCAACGGCCGCACTAGCACGGTATGGAACTCGGATCTCATATCCGAGGCGGACCGCGCTCATGACTGACTGCACTTGCCCCGACCAATGGTTCGAACTGGTCGGGGTTTTCTTCTGCGCCAACGAGGACTGTCCCGCCTACAAGTCATGCGGCGGCTGGACATGGGACCCGCCCTGCGGGGGCTGCGACTCCTGCCTATTGGCACAAGTCGTATACGCCGACGACGGCACGATGGCGCAGGCGTTCGCCGCCTATGACCTGTGGGTGCGCGGGCAGGTGGCCAATGCCTGACGCCGACTGGCCCGATCCGCTGCCCGGTGACTGGTGTTGGAGTCACGGCCGCAGCGAGCCGATGGGCGCGGACATCTACCGCGTGTGCGGCGAGTGCTTCCACGTCTTCCAGGCCGAGGCGGATCTCATCCGCGACCACAACGCGGAGCTTGCCGAGATGCGCAAGCGGCACTCCGACGAAGCCAGTGCCGAGATGCCTGACGCCACGTCCGGCGAAGAGATCTGGTCGTGCCCGCACTGCATCCACGACTTCTGATCCCACCCGCCCCGTCAGGGGTGTCGCGCCGTGGCGAATCCCCGAACACCCTTGCGGCGTACGGCCGCTGAGGCGTATAGCGATAAGCGGTCCCGCACTTGCGGGGCTCAACCAGCGGGCCCCGGCGAAGGCTGCAACCGACACCGGGACCCTTGACCAGGAGATACGACCTCCATGGCCCGCAAGAAGAGTAGTGCCGCACCCCCTGCGGTGATCAATACCGCCGCACGGTGGAACCTGACTGCATCACTGGTCGGGTTCGCCGTCATCCTCGTAGCCCTGACGCTCGTCGCCGTCGTCGGCATGCGCGTCTCATGGGTCCCGTTGCGCGACACCGCCGACACCATCGGCCTTCACGAAGTCCGGCAGTTCTACCCCTTGGTAATCGACTTGCTCGCCGGACTGTCCGTCGTCGCATCCATCGCCCTTTACGGATCGAGCGGCTACCGGTGGGCGATCGGCACCGTCATCGGACTGACCGCAATCAGCCTCACCCTGAACGTTGCACACGGCAGCGCAGCCGCCGGCGTCGATGCGTCCAGCGATGCGCCGACATGGGGGCACGTGATCCTCGCGAGCGCGGCGCCCGTCATCTGTATCGGGTTCGGCACGCACCTTGCATCGCTCGTATGGGGTCGCGTTGCGACGGCGTACCAGGCGTCGCGGGGCGCAACGCCCCCCGTTGCAGCGTCTCCCGCCGCGACTGCTTTCCGGTGGGCGGACGCTGTCCCTCCGGGGGTGCGGCTGCTGCCCATCGTGGCGGCTGCCACGGCTCCCGCCGTCATCGTCACGCCCCCTGTTGCGCGGCGCAGTTCACCGATGGCGGATGTCGTTCCGGCGGGCGTCGCACTGCTGCCCATCGCGCGTCATGCCACGCCGCCTGTTGCGGTGCGTGGCATGACGATGACGACGGCGGAGGTCGCGCGCGCCAAAGGCGTGAAGACAGAGACGGTCCGCTCCTGGGTGCACCGCGGCCGGCTGACGCCCGTTGCGGAAGGCGCCGACGGCGGATCGCACGTCTTCGACGCCGCAGACGTGGACGCGTTCCGGTCATGACCATTCCCGACGGCACGCGCGGCGCCCTGGACAACCGGCCGGTGACGTTCACCAAAGTCGACGACGCCGACCCCGATACCGAGACGTACAGCCTGGAACCCGACGCGGCGCCCGTCCTGGTCGACAACCCGGACTTGCCCGCGCCCGGCGTGGTGACCGAGAAGCGGCGCCCTGTCATCGCGAACTGGATGACGAACCGCCGTGACTTCCTGGCAACCGCACGGCACGTCGGTGCGCACGTCGCGTATGCGTCGCTGTACCACGGGGTGCGCACCGTCGGCGGTGTGTATCCGGCCCGCCTCGCGGCGCGTGCACCGGCCGGAGCTGCCCGCCTGGTGACGTCCGCGAACCGCTGGCTGTGGGACCGCGAGGCGGCGCCGCTGCGGGACTACGCGGTGCGGCAGGAAGACGCGAGCGAATACATGAGCCTCGCCCGGCTGCGGGCGGGACGGGTGCGGCTGCGGGGTCTCGCCACGGTCGTTGCGGGAACCATCGGCCTGGGTCTGGCGGCGACGCTGTACGTAATGGCGCCCGGCTGGCTGTGGGTGTTCGCCGCGGCGGGCGTGATGGGTCTCGGCTACGCAGGCCAGCACCTGGACGCCCCCGTCATCGGGCCTGCTGTGCTGAAGACCGAAGTCCAGAAGCTGACTTCGTCCATCGTGATTCGGGCGCTCGGAGCTATCGGCAACACGCAGATCAACGCCGCGCTGAAGCGGGGCGGCGACATGGACGGCATGCGGTTCACCTCCGAGATCTGCCGCGACGGCCCCGGCTACCGCGCCGAACTCGATCTCCCCTACGGCGTCACGCCGGAAGACGTGATGGAAGAGCGCAAGGCGATGGCCTCGGGGCTGCGCCGCAAGCTGGGCTGCGTGTGGCCGGCTGGCGATCCTGCCGAGCATGAAGGGCGTCTCGTGCTGTACGTCGGGGACCGCCCGATGAACGAGACGCAGAAGCCCGCGTGGCCGCTGCTCAAGTCGGGGACCGTCGACCTGTTCAAGCCCGTCGTCTTCGGCAACGACCAGCGCATGCAGTGGATCAGCGTGACGCTGATGTTCGCGTCCGTCGTCATCGGGTCGATTCCCCGCATGGGCAAGACGTTCTTGATGCGGCTGCTGCTGCTGATGTGCGCCCTCGATCCGCGGGCTGTGCTGCTGATGTTCGACTTCAAGGGCACCGGCGACTTCCGCACGCTGGAGTGCGTAGCGCACCGCTACCGCTCCGGCGAGGAAGACGAAGACGTCGAGTACTGCCTGTACGCGCTGCGGGAACTGAAGGCAGAACTGCGGCGGCGGGCGAAGGTCATCAAGGAACTGCCGCACGCCATCTGCCCCGAGTCGAAGGTGACGAGCCAGCTGGCCAGCGACAAGCGGTACGGGCTGCATCCGATCGCCGTTGCGCTGGACGAATGCCAGGTCGCCTTTGAACACGAGAAGTACGGCGCGGAGATCGAGTCGATCTGCACGGACCTGGTGAAGCGCGGGCCGGCGCTCGGGATGATCGCGATGTTCGGCACGCAGCGCCCCGACAAGAAGTCGCTGCCCACCGGCATCTCAGCGAACGCGGTGCTCCGCTTCGCGCTGAAGGTCATGGGCCAGATCGAGAACGACATGATTCTCAGTACGTCGATGTACAAGGCGGGGTACCGGGCAACGATGTTCAGCCGCTCCGACAAGGGCATCTGCTGGATGTCCGGCGAAGGCGACGAGCCGATCATCGTGTGCGGTTCGTTCGTCGACGCGCCCGCGGCTGAGCTGGTCGCGAAGCGGGCCCGCAGCGTGCGCGAGGAATACGGCAACGTCACCGGCCACGCGATCGGCCAGGCCCCCGAGTCCGGCGAGCCGACATTCGATCTGGTCGCCGACGTCCGCAGGGTCGTCGCCGCAGACGAGAAGAGCATCTGGAACGAGCGCGTTGCCGCGAGGCTCGCCGCGCTGCGCCCCGACATCTACGACGGATGGAAGGGCGAGACCGTCACCGCGAACCTGAAGCCGCACGGCATCGAAACGAAGGACATCGCGGGCTACACCGACGACGGCAAGCGCACCACGAGACGCGGCATTGAGCGCGCCTCGCTCGATCAAGGCCGGTAGCACCGTCCGCTGCTACGCGTAGCACCTCTGCTAGCACCCTAAAGCGGTGCTGGCCTGCGGTGCAGCACGTAGCACCCCCACCCCGCGACACCCCCTAAATCCGCCTGGGAGGCGGAAGTCATGGCTTCTGCGCTGGCCACTACGGCGCTCGTTATTGCACTGCTGGCCATCTACTCGCTGCTCTGCTGGGTCAAGCCGTTCGGCAACTGCCGCAGGTGCGGCGGCATGGGTTTTCGCATGAAGACGGACCGGCACGGCAAGCCCAGGCGCGGCAAGCCATGCCGTCGCTGCAAGGCAACCGGCCTGCGCCTTCGCGTGGGCCGCCGCATCCATAACACCGTCCGCGCCGTCCACGACGCGGGCACCCGATGACATCCGTCTCTCCGAGAGGAGTGCCGATGGCCACTTCGACGCCACCGGGCGAGTGTCCGCAGTGCTGGCAGCACGCCCACGACCGACGCGCACACCGCGACCTCGGTCCCCGGGAGGACTGCCCGCAGTGCGTGGACCACATGATCCACGGCCACCCCAACATCGTGCCCAAGAAGAAGTCCGGCTGGTGGTGACCACCGGCGAACCCCGCAACAGCAGGAGGCCCGACATGCCCGGCAAGTACACGTGGGGCGAGACCATGCGTCTCGCCCGGCTGGAATGGAAGGCCGGCCGTCGCGTCATCGCGGCCGGCGACGACAACGCAGGCGGCAGCGACCGCGCGCAGAACCGCATTCACGACCGCGCCGAAGAGCGGCGTCGGACCGACGAAGAGGCGATGCGCAACGTCCTCGCCGGAGCCCGGCGCGATGCCGCCGCCGCGAAGATCAAGGTGCGCACCGCCCGCACCGGGGCGGACAGGCGTGCCGCACGCGACGAAGAGCGCGAAGTTGCCCGCGGGCTGCGCCGTGTCGAGCGGGCCGCCCGCAGCGCCGGCTACGGGATCTGACTGGCTGCCCGATCCGCCGGACCCTGCACTCCCGGCGGTGAGGGGAGCCCGGGGGCAGTCCCGAGCCCGCCACCTGAGGAGCAATCCATGAGCCACCCCAGCGCCGACGACATGCGCAAGTACCTCGCCGAAACTGCGGAGCTGTGCAAGAACACGTCGGCTGACGACCCGCAGTACGCCACGTATCACCACAACATGAACGAAGTCATTGACCAGATGAACCGCGAGGGCGGCGTCAGTCACGGCCTCGGCAATTAGCTCCGGAGGAACCCGTGTACAGCCCGTTGCAGCCCCGCCATCCGCCGCCGCAGCCCGTACCCGTGGCGCCCGCCGCGCCCCCGCAGATCGGCATCGACAGCGACGGACGGCCCATCTACGGCTGGCCGCAACAGCCTGCCGTTGCACCGCAACAGCCGATCGTCGCAAGGCCGTGGGGGATGTACCTGGCGGGCGGCTGCGCGGCGGTGTTCGCGCTCGCCTTCCTGGGCGTGATCGCGTTCTTCCTGCTGATCGGACTCGCCATCGTTGCGGCCGTCCTCGCGCTCGTTGCAGTCGCGCTGACGATCTGCGTCGTCGTGCTGCGCGACATGTGGCGGCAGTCCCGCGACTGACCGCCCCCGCAACACCCCCGTTGCAGCGTGCAACGGGGACCGGAAAGGATCTCGATGGGCTACGCGTACTACACAGTCACCCGCAACGGCGAAGGGATCGAAGCCGGGTACGGGGTCGACGCCGAATGCGACAAGGACGGGTGCGACGAAGCGATAGACCGAGGCTTGGCGTTCCTCTGCGGGCAGACGCCCGGCGGTGACGAGTTCGGGTGCGGCTTCTACTTCTGCGCCGCCCACATGAACGGCGACCAGCTGTGCGAGGCGTGCAGCGCGAAGGCCACCGAAGCCAACACGTGGACCAACCCGGGAACCGGATTCGAGTACGACCTCCGCGATCTGTACTTGCCGCCCGGCGAGCGCTACGTCCCGGACGGCTGGGTCTGGAAGCACCTCGGCACCTTCCGCGACGGCGTGCCCGTGCTGGTCCCCGTGAAGCAACCGGACCTGAAACCGGGCGCACACCTCGGATGCGTGATCACTGAGTACGCCTTCGAGGTCGCCGGCTCCGTCGCGTGGCGTCAGCAGCTGGCCGACCGAGCCAGCGCCTGAGCAGTTCGAAATACCGCAGCCCCTGACCATCCGGTCGGGGGCTTTCTTCGTGAGGGGGGGCGGTGCAAGACGACCGCTGGCACGTCGTGTGGATCGACGAAGAGCCGGGCGGGTTTGCTGTCCGCTGCCTGCCGCACGGGTTCATCGCGACCAGGGGCGAGCACTTCGACGCGTTCCTGTGCGCCTACGAGCACGACTTCAAAATCACCGGAGATCTGACCATGTCCACGACCGTGAAGCAAGGAGGGTAGCCAATGACCGTTCACCCGCTGGTCATAGCAGAGCTGAAAATCCGCGCCGCGCAGCTGGACCTCAAATCCATATCCCTGGACGTCAGGTATCCCGGCGAAAGCGCCGCATCGGCGTCCCGCCGCTACCGCGAGAAAGGGCGAGTCGACGAACTCGCCGCGAGCTTCCGGCGGCTGGTCGAACTCGCCGAAGCGGATGGCTAAAGGGAAGCGCGAGACTGCCAACGAGATCAGCACCGAAAAGGTTGCAGTGATCCGGGCGGATATCGCGGCATGGGAGGCGGGTCTGTGGGCGAAGCAAGTCGCGCCAGGGCCTGCTTGTAGATGCGGACGGCGACGACAGGTCTGGACTGCCGAGGGCGGCGGCACCGACGACGGCATCTGCTACCGGCATCCCGCAAAGGAAGGCACGGACGATGACCCCCAGGAGCATGGCAGTCAACCAGGTACGGCGGCGTAAGCGGCCCATCCCCAGCGTGCCGCCGCCGCTGTCTGAGCCGGACGTGACGGCGCCCCGCTACTACTGCCCCGGCTGCGGCCAGGTCCGCCCCGAAGGGGGCGTAGGGGAGCGCGAGAGCGCGGCCGTCGTCATGCGCCACTACATCTACCGCTCCGGACCGTGGCCCAAGGGCGATGAGTACAAGATCGGCGAGTCGCTCGCCAAGGAAATCTGTCCCGGCGGCGTCATCGATCTAGTGAAAGACAGGGCGCCATAGATGGCAGCAAAGGCCCAACACCCGTGCCGCAAGGAATGGTCAGACCTATTCGCGTGGTGCGCGCACGAAACGTGCCGTCCGCAGGGGCGCATATCGGAGGAGCTGAAACGCATGGACGGAGAGAAGACGGCCGCGCCCGCCGACACGCTGCCGCAATATCAGGCGGACGTGTCATTCGGCCGCGACGGCGGCCAACTGTGGGCGATATCCGTTCACGGCCCTGCCGCATTCGTCGCGCGCGTCGTCGACGCCGCGGCCGGCGCATTCGAAGAGGACGCCCAGCGATGAACGAGGAGAACCATGGGTAAGCACGCGAAGGTAAAGCAGCGATCCATTATGGCGGGGGTAGCCGCCACTACAGGGGCCGTCATCGTGGCGGCCCTTTCTTTTGCCCCCGGCGCGTCCGGGGCGCCTGTCTCCAACTCGATGCCGACGGGGGACCTCCCCGGCTGGCATCAGGTGTGGGCGGAGAACTTCAACTCCGCTGTTGCGGCGCCCGTGAAGGTCGGCTCATTCAGCGGCTGCAACAACAACGCCGACCGCCCCAACGCCTACTGCTCCGGGCTGAAGGGCAAGTGGCGCGACACTTTGTGGGCGTACCCGTCGGGCTGGGACGACACCGCCAAGTCCGGTAACGACGGCAACGGGGGCGCCCCGTACGGCGGCACCTACGAGCCGCAGAAGACGGTGTCGATCGGCAAGGGCTACGACGGCGGCGGCACGCTCAAGGTCGCCATGTACCGGCCGGCTGGCGGCGGCAACAACGTCGTCGGCACGGTCGTCCCCAAGAAGTGCATGAACCTGCGCGACGGCCGGTACAGCGCCCGCGTCAAGGTGACGCAGGCCAACCCCGGCTTCAAGTCGGCATGGCTGCGCTACGAAGGCCGCGCCGAAGTCGACTACCCCGAGGTGGACGACTACACCGATTCCAACGTGGCGATGTTCAACCACGGCGGCGGCGAGTGGAACGTCCAGACGTCCGCGTACATGACGACCGCGCACACGTACACGTGGGAGCGCCGCGGCGGCACGGTCACCGTCTACCTGGACGGGAAGAAGCTGCGGTCCGGCGGGACGTCGCTGACCACGTCGTCGTGGGTGTGGCAGAACGAGAGCCGGATCATCGGCAACAGCAAGCTGTCGAACCGCGGCTACGCCAAGCCTGGTGCGAAGGCCACGCTCGAAGTCACGTGGGCTACCTGCTACACGGCGAAGTGATGGGGCGCCCCACGGACGTCCCCGCCGACTTCGAGCACCTGCCGGTGAGCATCGCCGAACAGAGCCAGCCGCTGGAGACCGGAGACCTGGTCGCAGAGCTGTGCCGTCGCCTGGGTGTCCGACCGGACTGCACGGCAGAGATCCGAATCAGCCCATTCGAACTGTGGGTCTGGACGCGGGTCTACGACCTGAACGACGAAGGGCACAAGCACGTGACCGGCACGGGGGACGCTGCCGAGAGCGTCACCCGCTGGTCGATCAGGACGACGATCCCGGACGGTGATGGCTCATGACCTACGAACCGCAGGCCGGTGACATCGGCCTGGTGCGAATAGACGGCTACGTCGGGCAGTTGATCCGCTTCGGCCAGTGGCTGAACGGCGACGGCTTTGCGGACTTCAGTCACGCCTTCGTCTACGTCGGCGACGGGAAGATCATCGAAGCGATGCCGGGCGGGGCGCTGCTGTCGCCGCTGTCCAGGTACGACGACCAGACGCCGCTATGGCTGTGCTGCCCCGAGGAATGCCGTGCAGCCGTCGCGGACGCCGCGCGTTCCTTCGGCCCGCAGCGCGACGCGAGCGGACGCCTGATCAGGCGGGGCGTCCCCTACTCCTGGGCGGACTACGGCGCCTTGGCGCTGCACCGCTTCCACATCCCCACCCCGCGACTGAAGCGGTTCATCGAGTCGTCGAAGTCCATGATCTGTTCGCAGCTCGCGGACCGCGCCGCGATGGACGGCGGCTGGAATCTGTTCAGTGACGGGCGCTGGCCCGGCGACGTCACGCCCGGCGACCTGGTGCGGCTTGCCGAGCAGCAGGCAGGGGGTGCGACGTGACGGCCGCGTGGCAGTACATAGACGACGTCGTGCGGTGGCTGGACGACAGCAACAGCGGCAGCGATCCGGCGATGGGCCTGGTCAAGATCTCCGAAGAGTTGGGCGAGGTCGCGCAGGCGTACTCGGGTTCACTCGGCAGGAATCCGCGCAAGGGAGTCACGCATGCCCGCGACGACGTGGCCGCGGAACTGTGTGACGTCATCCTCGCGGCGATGGTGTCGCTGCACGATTTCACCGACCAGCCTGCGGAGTTCTTCGAGAAGCGCGTTGGCGCGGGCGTCGAACGGCTGAAGGGGCTGACCTCATGACGCAGCCCATCGCGACGGCGGATACCCGCGCTCTGGCGCTGGAGATGTTCAAGGACAACGTCCCGTGCTTCTTCGCGCTGGAAGACCCGCCGTGCCCGAACGCCGCGGCGTGGGTCGTCTACTTCCGGCACCTGGCGGACGTCGACTGCAACGCGCAGCCGCCGTTCCCGGTGTGCCCGGAACACCGCCGCCTGATCGAGCGGACCACGCACCCGTTCTGGCGGGCGTGGCTGAACACGCAGCCCGTTCCCTGCGAGGGCTGCGGCGAGGAACTGGCCATCGACCGATTCGAGGCGATCACGTGAAGCCATCAGTAGGACGCATCGTCCATTACGTCAGCTACGGCACGCCCGGCGGCGAGCACCCGTCCGTATGCCGGGCAGCGGTCATCACCGAGGTGCCGCAGTACCTGACGGCAGAGCCGTTCGACGGCTGCCCCAACGGCACCGACGGGCAATGGATCGCCGGGCTCGCCGTCTTGAATCCGGAAGGGTTCTTCTTCAACCGGGGCGTGCCATACACCACGGACGGAACAGACCCGGGTGATCCGGAGTGCATCGACGCGGCCAGGCACGCCCCGGCATTCGGCCCGTGCGCATGTGGCTGGTCGGAGCGCTCGCGCAAGGGCGGCACTTGGCACTGGCCGGAGCGTGAGTCATGAACGAAGACGACATCGAGGCCGCGTCGTGGGAGGGCGGTCACGCCCTGGTCGTCGAACTCGGGGACTGCGATCTCTGGGGGCACTGCCAGTGCGGCAAGTCCTTCGGCAACATCACGCCGGACAAGTCACTGGACGACTTCGCGATGCCGTGGGAGCGGCACGTCATGACGGAGGTACCGGACTCATGAGCAACGACGAAGCCCGCGTCTGGCCGGTACCAGCGCCGCCGCCCGACCCCGACAACCCCGAGATGGCGCCGTGCCCCTGCGGCTGCGGGAAGGAATTCCCCGTATGACCGGACCCTTCCAGCGTCCCGACGCCCCCGAGTCGCCACCGACCGGGGGCGTCCGCCGTTTCACCGCCGCGTACGACTCGGAGTGCGAGCGGTGCGGCCGTGACATCGAGCCGGACGACGAAGCCGGCTACATCGACGACGACGACCGCGCCTCGTGCGGCGGCTGCTGCGACGAAGCGGAGGCACCGTGATCGGCTGCGTCTTCCCTTGCCCGACGAGCGGCTGCACGCACGAAGAGCGGGTGGCACCGCACAACGAAGACGCCTCGTTCTCCGCGCTGTGGGACCACGTCGTCGCCAGCCATACCGGCGGCAGCGGTGACGACGCCGCGCAACTCATGGCCCTGGTGGAGGTGGAGGAGCGGTGATCGGGTTGATTCTCCGGCTGCTGCGGGACGGCTGCCCCATCTGCGGTGACCCGTTCCCCTGCCTGAAGCACGGGAGAGGGGCGCTATGGACACCATCGTCTTCGGCCCGCTGATCATTCCGCGGTACGTCATGGCGACAGCAGTCGACGCATTCCGCTGTGCGGAGTGCACCCGCGCCCTCAGGGGCGGCGACCGGTACGGGTGGATCGAGGGCGGCGCCGTATGCGAGCCGTGCGCCGACCGCCTCGAAGCCGAACACTCGTGAACGCTGCGATCGAAATCGCCATAGCGAGTGTCGGCGCCGGCGCGTGCGGCGCGCTCTTCTCGCACCTGACGCACCGCAACCCGCGGCGTCACCGCGGCGAGCACCGGCCCATCTGGCGGCGCGGCCCGCGCGTCGACCCCTACATCCCGACAGACGTCCCGCTACAGGGACTTGACCTGAACGACGACGACGCCGTCACGCAGAAGATCCCCTTGCCGCGTGACGGCGTCAACCACTCCTTGGGGGAGTAGTGATAACCCTACCGATCGACCTCGAACTGATCCTCGGACGCGGGCACGTCCGCCCGCTCGAAGGCTCCGAACTGATCTACGAGCCGGATGATCCCTACGCCGTCGTCATGGTCACCCGTGACGAGATGCACGGCACTGTCCAGGTGTGGACGTTCGCCCGCGACCTGCTCACCGACGGCCTCGCCCGGCAGCTCGAACCCCGCACAGGCGGCGACGTCCGCGTCTGGCGGTGCAACCCCGTCGAAGTTCACATCACGCTGGACAGCCCCGACGGGCGCTGCGAACTCCATGCGATAGCCGACGACATCGACCAGTTCCTGACGCTGACCTATGCGGCGGTGCCGCTGTGCCACGAGATGGACGGCGTCGACATGGACCGCGAACTGGCCGCGATCATGGGAGGGACGGCATAGCCATGGGACTTCACTTCGAGGATCCGCCGCCCGCCGCGCGGCTCGGGTCGCGTGTCGACCACGCCGCGGTCGCCGCGGAGCTGAAGGCGCGCCCCGGCGAGTGGGCCATCGTCGGCACGCACGCGACCGGTGGCGCCGCCAACACCGCGGCGGGACGCATCAAGAGCGGGCACCCGCACGCCTACCGACCGGCCGGCGCCTTCGACGCTGTGGGGCGGACCGTCAACGGCGAGCACCGCACCTACGCGATGTACCGAGGGGAGGGCACCTGATGCCTGCCGATCAGACGCCGCGAGACTTCGCGACAGCCGAGATCAATGAGACCAGGGGGGACCTGAACAAGCCGCGCGGCTTCACCGCCGACCAGTTGGTTGCGGCAGCGGGGGCCCGGGCTCAACTCGCCATCGCCGCCGCACTGCTGGATGTCGCCGACGCCATCCGGGAGAGCGGCCCAGAGTCGGCGGCCAAGCAGCCCATGGACCTGATGGCCGCGGCGCTGCGGCGTGAGGGGCGGCAGTGACCCTGCTCCGCTTCGAGGATCCGCCGACGCGCCGCGCGGCGCCCGGCACCCACGCCCCGACGACGCGGCGCGGCAGCGTCCTGAAGCACCGGGCGATCGCGGCAGCGCTGCGGGCACGCCCCGGCGAATGGGCGTTCGTCGGCGCGTACTGCCGTATCAATTCGTCCAGCACGATGGCGACCCGCATCAAGATGGGGCAGCTGTCCGCGTACCGGCCGGCCTACGCGTACGACGCGACGGCGCGCACCATCGACGGCGAGTACCGGCTGTACGTCCGCTACCGGGCAGAGGACCGGATCACGCGGCGCGTGGACGGCAACGCTTTCGAGCTGACTTCAGGGCAGCTGCTCATCATCGGGCACCGCGTCACGCCCGCCCTCGCGGGAGAGCTGCGAGCCCGCGGCGTGCTCACCGAAGCCGCCGTCATCGTGCCGCAGAGAAAGGAGGGAACGGCGTGAAGGAGTTCTTCACCGCCGCGTTCTGGCGCTCCGTCTGGTGGTACATGGGGCATCCGGAGGCGCCGTCGGGCTACAGCCCCGGGCAGTCGCCGGAACCGGACTTCGTCGACGCCTACACCAACCCGGCGATCATCGGGAGCGATCCGCCCTTCGCTGCGCCGTGCAGTCACTCAGGCATCGGCGTATCGACCTGGTTCGACCGCTCCGTCTGCCCGGAGCCGTGCGGCTCAATGCATGACCGGTGCACGCGATGCGGTCGCGCCGTCGGGGGGTGTCCGATCGAGGGCGCCGACGACTACGAGGCGACCACCGGCCACGCAATCACGTGCGGCGCGGGCTTCGGGGCGCCGTGCGAATGCGACGACCGCCCCGAACCCGGCGAGGGGTCGCCCGGTGACATCGGGCTCGGACCGCTGCCGTCGTTCAGCGAGCCGCCTACCGGCCCGCCATTCCACTACGGAGACAACGGCGACGGGATCACCGGCAAGCACACGGGCCGCGTCGAAGACTGCCCGGGACCCGGCTGCGGGCCGCGCGACTGCGAGGCGTCCGCAACCACGGCGGACATGACGTTCGGCCCGTGCATCAAGCGCGAGCGGCACAAGGGCTGGCACGAAGACGCCAACGGGGCGCAGTGGACGGAGCGCTGCCGGGGCTGCGGGCACACGGAAGGCGAAGGGTGCGACTGCCCGCCCGACGGCACCGTCAGCGTCCCCAGGGAGGCGCTGCGCGGCCTCGTGCGGGTCGCTGAGTACGTGGCTGGCAGCGAGCCCTACCCGGACCCCGTGGCAGCGCGGCGGGCGCTCGGAGCTTTGGACGACGCGGGGCTACTCGAACAGTTCAGGGAGGACGGCAGCGATGCCCGGTGAGTACGAAGAGGTGCCCGCGATCCAGGGCGGGAAGCGGTGCGGCGTGCAGTGGGCGCCGTGGATGGATGATTGGTTCACGTCCTGGTCGCCGCGCAACAGCAACAACAACGCGGAAGGGCCGTGGGATCACTGGGTTGATCTCGCGATCAAGATCCTCGCCGATCCGATGACGGCGATCGTCCGGCCCGAAGCGCACGCCGTCGCGGTGACGCTCGATCAGCACGACTTCTATGACGAGACGCAGCGCGACTTGACCGAAGCTGAGCTGGGCGCGCGCTTCCCGGACAACGCATAGCCGCACCATCCCGCCCGCTCCTGACTGGGGGCGGGCTTTCGTATGCCCTCGATCGGAGAGTCATGACCTACCCGTACCCGCCCGTTCCGCAGCCGCCTGCCCCGGAGCCCCGCCGCAGCTGGTTCGCCCGTCACAAGATCATCACCGTGTTGGGCGCTCTGCTGCTGGTGTTCGTCGTCATCGGTATCGCGTCCGGTGGCGGCGGCAGCAAGCCGGCCGCGGACGCTACTCCGGAGCCCACAAAGACGACGACAACGCCTTCGAAGACGCCGACGCAGACCCCCACACCGACACCGACACCGACACCGACACCGACACCAACGGCGACGCCCGCAGTTGCCGAGTACAGCGACGGGGACTATGTCGTCGGCGAGGACATCCCCGCAGGCACGTACACGTCCGAGGGCGCGACGCCGGGACTGTTCGAACTCTGCACGATCTCGACGAACCCGACCGACTCGGGGACCTGGCCGCAGCTCAAGTCCGCCAACGCAGGCGAGCGGATCATCATCACGCTGTCGAAGGCTGACGGCGTCGTCACCCTGAGCGGCTGCGAACCGCTGAAGGCGAGGTGACTATGCCTAAGTACACGGTCCCGCTCACCGGCTGGGCGAACATCGCCGTCACGGTCGAGACGGACGAGACCGACCCCGAGAAGATCGCAGAGCTTGCGACCGAAGCCGCGTCGCCGTCGCTGTGCCATCAGTGCGGCGACAGCCGGAATGACTCGCTGGAGATCGGCGACGAATGGGATGCGGTCCGCGGCGAGGACAGCGAGCCGTACATGACGAAGGAGAGCAACTGATGCGCCGCATCGGCTCAACGCCGCAGCAGCGGGGGAGCGCGACCGGACAGAGCTGCCCCGACGTCTTCGAACTGGACGGCGGCGACTATCTCGTTATCGGGAAGATCGACAGCGGCAACGGGGTGGGCGGCAGTATCCGCGCATCCTCGTTCGCGGGCGTCTCCGGGGCGAGCATCGGACCGGACGAGCGGGCCGTCATCGTGCCGCGCGACTGCATCGTCACCGCGGCGCGGCAGATCGTTGGCGAGGACGCGGGCGGGCACGACGGCAAGCACGCGTACGCGGCGTACAGCGTCATCGTCGATGGCCTCAACTACCGCGGCGAGCCCATGCCGGAGTGGGACGACCTCCCCGTAAAGATCCGCGCCGCATGGGGCAACGCCGCGATGGGCGTACGGAACAGGGCGCTCATGCAGGCGTCCGACAAGATCCGCGACCGGCTGATCGTCGACGGCGTGGACAAGGCGACGGCATCGCACGCCGCAGCACTCATCGACCCGCGCGACCCGAAGAGTCTGGACAGCGAATGACCATGCAAGGTGACCTCGCCCTGATGCACGCGAACGGGGCGACCTTCGCCCAGATGCTGGACGCTCACGCGCACCTGCTGGCCGAACAGATCCGCGAAGGCTGCAACTGCCTCGCAGGAGCCGGTACCTGCGACGTAGCCGCCGCGCGGATCGACCCGGAGGTGAGCGACCGGTGAGCGCGTACGAAGAGGCCTGGGACGCCTTCCGGGGCGTCCTCACTGACGTGGAACTGGACCGGTTGCTGAAGGGCATTGAGCGGGAGACCGCGCACGACTGCGCCGAGAAGATCACCAGCTATGCGGCGGATCACATCACGCCGGAGCTGGACGACATCGTTGACGAACTCGCCGACGTGATCAGGCCCAAGAAGGTGAGCGATGCCCCGCAAGCGAAGTAAAGATCCCGAAGAGGGCGCCTGCCCTCGCTGCCGCAAGCTGATCCCCCTGGTGCCCGACGGCCAGGGGGATCTTGTTTTGCGGACCCATCACGTCGTCGTCAACGGCATGGGCTACGACGTCGAAGAGTGCGGCGGCTCCAAGGGCGAGCCGGCCGCGCTGGACGACTCCGAAGACTGGGCGTGGGTGCCTGAGACCGTCCTGTCGCCGTCCCAGGACGACGGTCCCATACGGCTGGGCGACGTCATCTCAGAGACGCTCGCGCGAGCGGCGCACGCGACCAGCGAGGCATTCCTCAGCACGGGCGAGGCGATGCGCGAGACCATCGCAGGCTTTCCGGCGGTCGTCGCCGAAGAGCACACGCTGACGACTGAGCAGTTGGAACGCGCCATACAGGCGGCGACGAACCGCGGCGCGGTGCGCGAGGCGATGACGTCCAGCACCGTGCCGCAGAGCCTGCGGCCGTCGCATGTCGCAGTGAACGGCGTCGACATCACGGACATCGTCAGCTCAATGACGATCAACGAGGCGCCGGACTTGCCTCTGACAGAGCGCCATACCGCGATGCGTCATGCGGCGCGAGACCTGCGCGACGCGCTGGAGACGGTGCTTGCGGACGTCACCGGGCAGCGACAGTCCGTGCACATCACACCGGAGCCCGACGGCAGAGGCGGCGCGCAGCTGCACGGGTACATACAGCCGGACGGCTTCCAGTTCGCAACGCACATACCCGCCCCTGTCCTGGCCGATCAGGCAGCGCTGGACGACCTGATCCGGCGGGCCACCGCAGAGGCGCGGACGCAGCTCGAACGGCGCTTCAGGCCATCGTCAGCGGACTTCTTCCGCAACGCCGCCCGGTCATCGGAGATCCAGTACACCGGCGACGCGATGTCGGAACCGATCGCCCGCGTCCTGGTCGAAGTGCGGCAGGCGTACATCGACGTCACGGGGGCGCCCCCGGAGGACGCGGACATGCAGCTCGGAGACAGCGACTACACCGACGGGTTGCAGACGCTGACACTGCGGCTGCGCGCCCCGTCCGGGGAGCTGCAAGTGTCCGCGGCCATCAGTCCGTCCGTCTTCGGCGAGCCCGGCTACGCGGAAGAAGTCGCGCGCGACGTCGGCCGGTTCGTGCGCAGGGAGCTGCGGGAGCGCATCCCGGAGCCGGGGGCCGGCCCGTGAGCGAAGTCGTATGGGGCTACTGCCGCTTCTGCAACAAGGAAGTCGAGGTGCAGGGCGGGGTGTTGATCCATCACTTGGAGACATACCTAGGGCCGCGCTGCCCGGGGTCGGGGGGCCCGCCGTCGAAGGCACCCCGGGAAGGGGCGTGGAAGCCGCCTCTGCGCCCTGCGCTCGCCGTGCCGGACCCGGTGGGCATCGTTCACACGCTCGACACGCCAGCCGCCGCGGCGGCGACGGTGCGCACGTGGCGGGACGTCATACGCGGACTCAGGGGGTGAGCGATGGGAAGACCACGGCAGGACTGGTGCGGGCGCGGACTGCACTCGCTGAACGACCCGCACAACGTCGCGTTCAGACGCAAGGCGGACGGCATGCCGCGGCGCTACTGCCTGCCGTGCGAAGTCGCGGCGCGCAGGGCCCGCCCGCTGCCGCCGCTCGCTCTCGCGCCGACGCCGGGGCAGCTAGACGTACTCCAGGGCCGCGCCGACGGCATGACCGAAGAAGAGATCGCAGAGCGCGACGGCGTCACTGTCGACGGCGTCCGGCAGAGCATCATGCGCGCCCGCCGGAGGCTGCGCGTCACGCCCAGCCTCAGCGCGGCCGTGGCGGTGTGCCTGGCATACGAACTCATCACACCGGACACGTCGGGTCCGCGCCCGCCCAAAAGCGCGGAGACAGCCCCCTATGCCGCGTCGGTGCTGGCCCTGGTGCAAGGGCGCCGGCGCCCGATGTCGCCCAAGGACGTCCAGCGGCTGAAGCTCCTTGACGTGCTGTACGCGTGGAGCGAGCCGCACGCCGTCAGCGTCCTGTGGGCAGCCGGAACGATCACACCCAGAGACGTTGCGCCACTGTTTGCAAAAAGAAGGAAGAGGCAGTGATGCGAGAACAGCCCGCCTGTTGTGAAGCCAAGTGACCATGACAGCAGGACGAAAGGCGCGCAGCCGTGACGGAATCCCCTTTTGCGCAACCGGGGCGATGGCTGGCGCCCGCGCAGCTCGATGCCCTGGCTCATGCCCGAGCCAACGAAACGGACGATTCCAGATATGCGGCGATCAACCTTCTGGTCCCCGATCACCAGCGCGAGGAATTCGAAGAGCTGGTCAAGCTCGCAGTGCACGACGACCGAGCCAGGGACCGTCGCGAGAAAAGCGGCATCAAGCGCGAGCTGCGGCTCAAAGACGAATCACGGCTTGAGTACGTCCAGGAACGCACCGAGCGGCTCACATCGGAAGAAGGCATGGCAGAGCAGGCAGAAGCCTTCGCCGTGGACGTGATGGACAGAGACGGGATCATGCTCATTCCCGACGCCGAGCCGCTCATCAATGACTTTCTTTGCAAGGAACAGCTGTGCAGGATCTTCGGACCGCCCAAGAGCCTCAAGTCCTTCATTGCTCTCGATATGGCTATGTGCGTTTCCACGGGCCTGAGATGGGCCGGATACGGCACGCAGAAGGCACGCGTCCTGTACGTCGTGGCCGAGGGCGCCCGCGGCACCAAGAAACGCATCGCGGCGTGGGAGAAGCACCAGGCGACAGTCTCAGCGGTCGCCTGGTACCCCAAAGCCGTCCAGGTGGGCGATGCCGACCAGATGCGGCAGCTGATCGCGTACTGCACGCTGGGCGGCTTCGAGTTCATCATCTTCGACACGCAGGCGCGCTGCACCGTCGGCGTGAAGGAAAACGACAACACCGAGATGGGCGTCATCATCAGCGCCCTGGACGCCCTGAAGGAGCGCACGAAGGCCTGCGTGCTGCTGGTGCACCACAGCGGCACGGAAGGCGGGCGCGGACGCGGGGCGACCGCGTGGGACGGCGCCGTCGACGCCGAGTTCGAGGTGCGGCGCGAGCCGGGCACGACTCAGGTCACCTTCGTCAGCCGGTTCCAGAAGGACATCCCGGAGGCGCCGGAGATCAAGTTCGAAGGCCTTCCGCTGCTCGACTCGCTCGCTTTCCAGATGCAGGGCATCACACCGCCGGCCGCAGTCGAGATCATCGTCACCGGGAAGCAGTCTCAGGTGCTGCACGCGGTGGCCGAGTTCGGAGAGGTAGGGGTCTCGACGACAGGCGTCGCCACAGCGCTCGGACTGACCAAGGAAGAGCGCGGCCGGATCGGGACGCACGTCAATAGTCTGATCAAGAAAGACCTGCTTCGGAAAGTCCCCGGAACGGCGCGCTATGAGATCACTTACACGGGCCTGCGACAGGTCGAAGCGGTCGCCGCAACGGTCCGCCAGGGACCCGAATACGTCCAGCCTCCGATGGAAAGCTGACCTGCGGCGTAGCTACCTGTAGTGCCCTCTGACCTGCGGTGTAGTGCTTTCAAGATTGTTTACAAGATCATGTAGTGCTTTGGTAGCTACCTGTTTCAAGATCATGTAGTGCCCGTCGCTAGTCCGTAGTGCTTTCGTCGCTACCTCTGACCTGCGGTGTAGTGCTTTCGTAGCTATCCCTTGATCAAAAGACATGATCGTGTCGCTATATCTGTGGGGGGTTAGGAACTACCCCCCATAGCGACAAGTAGCGACGGACGAGAAAGGAAGACCAAATAAACGATCACCTGATAGACACCGCGATAAAGATCGCGACATGCAACAGGTGCGGCGCCGTCGTGCTGGCCGCCAACGTCTCCGGACTCGCGACGGCCGCAGACCCCCAGCCGCTGGACGTGAACGCGTACAGGGCGGCGCTGATCGCCGGATGCGCCACCTTCGACGTCATCACACAGGCTGGGCGTCCCTGGAAACTCCGGCAGCGCATCGCGTCCGTCCCGACGTCAGGCCTCGCGATCGTCGCGGCGCATGACTGCGGTGCGGGCGGACGCGATGCGACGACAGTCACGGAGGTGCCCGCGGGCCCTCCGTCAGCCCGTGTGAGCGCTATTGGGCGCCCGGTCCCGCCCTCTGCCTTCTCTCAGCCTCAGACGGGCTACGACCGCCGCAATCATGCGAGCGCTGCGACCCACCCCAGTTCTGACCCGAGTGACTGGGCGCATCGCTGCCAGATCTGCCGTCAGCTGATCGAGCCCGGTGAGCCGTACTGGGCGATCGATCACGCCACGGTCCATTGGGCGCAGCACGACGACTGCCCCTGACGGTGCGGGGCTTGGATGCCCCGTGCGCGTCTCTCACGCCGCCTCTGCGGCTCGCAGAGCCCCTTCCCGGCGTCCCGCGACGCTGGAACCCCCCTGCGGCGCTCACAGCCGCGTACAGCCCCTTGGAGCGACCGTGAACGTAAACGATCTCCCGAGCCTTGCCGAGCGCCTGCATCGCGAGGTGCATCCGGGCGGGCCGCGCCTGGCCGGCTGCCCGTTCCACGACGCCGCGACCTTCGCCGAGCGGGCGCAGCGCCTGCTGATCTGGGTTGCGAGCGGCTCATGACCTGCGATGACTGCCGTTGGGCTGCCGCGTACCCCGTGGCCGCAGCCGAGTTCGACGACGAAGGTCATGCGAAGTGCCGCGCCAAGGGGCAAGGGCGCTGCACTTGCCAGCACCGCGGGACGCCTTATGCGATCAATGTCGACAAGGACGCGAAGGCACCCCCTGGCGATGTCGTGCACGATGCTGCGCGGGCGTTCATGCAATCACTCCGAGCGGGCTTTCAAAGGCGTCGCTGATGGCAAGTGACGCCGAATTCATAGCCTCCCTCGTGGCGCAGCTCGCGTACGGCTGGGGTGAGCGCATCGAATATCAAGTCAGCGTCAAAAGACACGTGACGATCTGCCAGATATGGCGGTCTGCCATGTCACCGGCGAGACGAAAGCACTACGAATGCGCGTGCCCGGAGAGCATCGAAGCGCGCGCCCGGACCGTTCAATTGCCGTCACTTATCGAACAGTTGCAAGAGGCTGTAGCAGAGCCCGTATCCATGACGGGTGGTGACGGAGCGTCAGGCGACAAGCCCCATTCGAAGGCGCCCGGCAATCAGGAAGCGCTCGACCTGTTGATGTCGATCAAAATTGACGCCGCTATCTGCTACAGCGGACTGCGCCAGGTGCTTTATCCGGCCCATCCGGAGCGCAATGTCAGCGTTGTCAGTGCACTTCGTGCGCTGCCCGACTGGTGCGCCATGGCCAGCGACAGCGGATACGAGCAAATCGTTTGCGATGTGAAAGAAGTGCTCCGCAAACGGGTGCGGTCCGCGCGGATCATCCTCGGCTACGACACCCGTCAGAGCATGCTCGCGGACGTCGTCTGCGGCGACTGCGGAGGTGCTTTGGTCGTCGCCGACGACGCGTCGACAGACGTCCGCTGCATCGGCACACCCGACGCGGCGCCCTGTGGTACCAGGTACTACCGGTGGGATTGGATCAACCTCTTGGAAGGTGAGGGCGCGTGAGCGAGCGCAAGACCCTGGAAGAGATCCGTGCCGAACTCGCAGCCGATGCGGAGGGCTGCGACGCCTGCGCGGACTACGGTGAGTGCATTGATCACGACACGCAATACCTGGACGATCAGGCGGAGCGGATCTTTCGTGAGCAGGAGCGACCGGGCGGCGACGATGTACCTCGCGGAGACTGAGGCCGCGGAGCTGCACACGGGCCGACCGCGCGGCGTCCTGTACCGGTGGGCCCGCGAAGGGCGCGTAACGCGCCACCGTGGGCGCCACGGCCGCACGCTGTGGGACCTCGAAGAGCTGCCGACACACATACCTGGGCAGCCTCTGCCAGAGCCGCCCAAACGCCGTATGAGCGGAGGTTCTTGACTATGTAAATGATCTATTGCACTATGAAGCCACGTCAGCTGTGCCCGGGAAGGGCCCTGACCCTAGATCACGGCCCGCCGAGAGCGGGCCTTTTTGCTGTGCGCGCTCCGCTCCCGACGAGCGGCAGCGCCGGATTTCAGCCGCCCCGGCGAGGGCGGCTTTTCTTATGCCCGCAGATAGCGGGTGGTCCGTAGGGGGAGCGGACCTGACACCCATCGGGAGATCTCTCACATGGGGCATGACCGCAACACGCACCGGAAGCTGCGGGGCGAGCGCGCCAAGCGCGTACTCGCTACTACGGCCGTCACGGGAATTGTCGGTACCACGCTCACCGTTGCCTCAGCGGGCACGGCGGACGCGGCATCGGTGAGCACCTGGGACCGAGTTGCCAAGTGCGAATCAGGCAACAACTGGAAGATCAACACCGGCAACGGGTATTACGGCGGGCTTCAGTTCGACGCCGGAACGTGGCGCGCTTACGGCGGGACCAAGTACGCCTCGCGCGCCGACCTCGCCACGAAGACTCAGCAGATCCTCATAGCTGAGAAGGTGCTTGCAGCGCAGGGCCCCGGAGCGTGGCCCGTATGCAGCCTCAAGGCCGGACTGACCAGCGGCGGCATCAAGCCCTTCATGGCGAAGGCGGCGCCCAAGGCTGCGCCGGCCAAGCCGAAGACAACGGGCACCGCGGCCAAGGCCGTGGCGTTCGCCCTCGCACAGCTGGGCAAGCCGTACATCTTCGGCGCGACGGGCCCGCACGCGTACGACTGCTCAGGCCTTACGCAGGCAGCATGGCGCGCGGCGGGTGTGCATATCCCGCGCACCTCAGAGGCGCAATGGCGTGGCCTCACGCACGTGAGCCGCAGCAACATCCGCATCGGGGACATCGTCGTGTACTACAGCGGTGCGTCTCATGTGGGGCTGTACATCGGGGGTGGCAAGGTCATCGAGGCCCCCAATCCGCGGCACACCATCCGCGTGGCGAAGATGACTGCTCAGCCCATCCTCGGCATCGTGCGCCCGCACGGATCGACTACCGGGGTGGCCAAGAAGAAGGCACCCCCCGTCGTAGTCAACGAGGGTGTCCCGTCCATGAAGATGGCGCCTGAACTGAAGGCAGCCCCTGTTGAGCAGCGGGCCCCCGTCAAGAGGGCGCCCACTACATGGGGCGGCAAGGCGTACAAGGTGCGGGCAGGTGACTGCCTGTACCGCATCGCCCTGGACCACAACGTCAAGGGCGGATGGCACGCGCTGTACGCAGCCAACCGCGGCGTCGTAGGTGGTGACGCTGGCCTGATCTATCCCGGTCAGGTACTCCAGCTCAACTGATCTCGCTTGTGCTACCTGAGTCGGCACGCTGTGCCCCCATGTCCGGAGGTGCGGCGTGCCGACGAAGCGGGCCGGCCGCAGCGGTGGACGGTGGCGTGCGGCTGTAGCCCAGCTCAGGCGCGAGGCACCACCCGTGTGCCACCTGTGCGGCAAGGCCATCGACCTGAGCTTGCACTACCTCACACCCTGGTCATGGCAGGCAGACCACGATCCACCATTGCCAGTACTACTGGCACGTGGTGATGATCCCGATGATGTGCAATGGCTTAAGCCATCACATCGACGATGCAATATCAATAAGAGTAATCGGCGCAAGCCGTTGCCGATCATCGCATCGAAGCGCTGGTGAATGGATCCTGAATATCTGAATAGATCCATACAGGCGGCTCGCGATCTTGCTCCCTGAGGAATTGAAGAGATCTATTCATTCGGATAGGGGACCAGTGATCGTTGACGAGGGGCTCCATCATTGCAGGTCAGCGGCATGATCGACGATCAAGGGTAGGGGGGTGGGGGTCCTCCCGGCCTATTCTCTCGGGGGACCCGCTACGCTCTTATCTCCAAGATTTCCCTCTACGCAAATCCGTGCATGATCGCCGCATAACCGCAGGTCAGAGGCATGATCAACGATCAGTGTCCGACGCTAATCCGTCAGCGTTCATGATCGCGAAATAGCGATTGAATAGTTGCAGGTCAGGGGCTTGATCATCCATTCAGGGTTCTATTCACCTCTGACCTTGATCGATATTCAGGCGATATTCAGAAATCTATTTTCGCGATCTTTGTATTTCTTCATTCAGTGAAATGCGGCCTTTTATGCAGAGGGCCGCATTTTCATACCCCGCGAGGATCCCGCAATGACGATCACCACGCACCGGTATACGCCGACCGATCCGCGGCTCGGACGCCACGTCAAGCACGACTCGCGCAGCGCGGCGTATGCCGTCGGCGTCATGCCGAAGAGCGCGATCAGGTCGGTGGAGTGGCCGCGTCACATCCCGATCCTCGATCAGGCCAACCTCGGGTCGTGCGTCCCCAACAACGCGCCCGAGCACCTCGGCACCGACGCGCTCGGATATACCGGCGTTTCCTCGGTCGTGATCCCGAAGGCGGACACGAAGGGCGAGTTCACGGCCGGCTCGCTATGGCCGTTGGCCGAGCCCTTCGCGGTCAACCTCTACCGGCTGCTCACGAGGCTCGACAGCTACCCCGGTCAGTGGGAGCCGGACGACACCGGCTCGGACGGCCTCACTCTGGCCAAGGCCCTGGTCATGCTGGGCTTCTCAGACAAGTACCAGCACGCGTTCAGCTACGCGGCCGTGGTCTCCGCACTCCAGGCCGGACCGGTCTCCCTCGGCATCGAGTGGGAGAACAGCATGTACACCCCAGGCGCCGATGGAAAGATCACCATCGACTACAGCTCGGGTGTGGCGGGCGGTCACGAGATCTTCGTCCGGAAGTTCGACGCCGACAACGACCGCGTGTGGGTCGACAACTCGTGGAGCGAATCGTGGGGGCTGGACGGCCGCGCATGGTTCCAGGGCAGTGAGCTGGCCACGCTCCTCAAGAGGCAGGGCGACGTGACCGTGCCGCATCTGATCGGCGCTGCTCCCATCCCGACCCCGACCGGCATCACGGCGCAGGCGTTCTACGACCAGGTCAAGGCAGCGGCGGCAACAGCAGGCCTCAAGTGACCGAAGGGGTGACGCTGTGGTCGACGTAGTGATCCCTGTCTACATCAAGGACCCAGACGCGGTGCTCGATTACCCGTGGGACTGGACGGATTGGCTTGCCCCCGGCGAGATCATCACGGCGTCGCAGTTCATCGTGTCCGCGGGGCTGGACCTGAACTCTTCCAGCTTTAGCGCGACGACCGCCATAGCGTGGCTGGCCGGCGGCACGCAGGGTACTTCGTATCTGGTGACGAACCGGATCACGACGTCAGCCGCCCGGACCGATGACCGGTCGTTGACGATCCGGGTCAAGAACCGCTGAGCCGTGGCGCTCTTCGTCGTGGTCGGCCCGCCGTGCGGCGGCAAGTCGACGTGGGTTCGTGAGCATGCCGAGCGCGGCGGCATTGTCATCGACTATGACCGCATCGCCAACGCCCTGGCCGCGGAAGGCCCCTTCGAGTGGGGCTTCAGGAAGCCTTTCGCGCGGGTTGCGTACGAGGCGCGCCAAGCTGCGATCAATGAGGCGCTGCGGCACGTGAAGACGCACGACGTCTATGTGATTCATTCTGTGCCGCGCCCTGCGGTCATGGCTCATTACCGGAAGTACGGCGCCGAGGTGGTGACGTGCGATCCGGGGCGTGAAGTAGCTGAGGCCCGCTGCCGTGCGGAGCGCCCTGAGTCCTCCATGGACGGCGTGAAGCGCTGGTATGCGTCCGGCTTGAGGCCGCGCCCTGAGAAGTCTCCCGAATCGACTGCCTCATCTGGTCGTTCTGCGTCCCGCAAATGGTGAGTAGAAGGAAGAGATATGACGAACGTTCAGCTCGCCACAGCGACGGTAAACGCGATGGCGGACAAAGTCGATGACCAGGTCAATGTGAGCGGCCCTGGAACGATCAAGATCTATTCGGGAACGCAGCCGGTGAACGCCAATACGGCCATCACCGGCACGCTGCTCGCGACGTTCACGCTGGACAATCCCGCATTCGGTGCGGCGTCGGGCGGCGTCATCACGCTGGGCGCAACTCCGCTGACGACTACCGGCGTCGCGGCCGGAACTGCGACACATTTCCGGGTCCTCAGTGGAACACCTGCCACGGTCTTTGACGGTGACGTGACGGCGACGGGCGGCGGCGGGGATCTTCAGTTGAACACGACGACGATTAGCGTTGGCGTGAGCGTGCAAATAACCTCCGGTACATTTACCCAGCCTGCGCACTGAGTTAGGTGACGAAATGGCGGCTTTGGAGCGTACGAGATTTCCCCTGATGTGGATGAACGGCGAGTCAGACCGATGCGCCCTGTATGCCCTGCGTGACGTCACCGCTAATGACACGGTCGACCTCGCGCAGGAATTCACCGTAGTGAAGCGCGCCGTCATCATGGGTACGACTATCGCGGCTGCCGTGTCCGCCTCGGTCACCGTACCGACCATTGTGACTATTCCGGCGGGTGCGAGTCGTGATGCGGCGTACTTGCTGGTCTATGGCGCGGCAGGGCCTGGGTAGTGCCGGGTAGTGACCGCTCCCTGTGGGGAGCGAACATCGTGCTGGACAACGCGGCTTACTTCGAGTCCGGCGGGGTGATTCCCTGGTCGATTGGCTCGCAGGCAACGGCGGTCGCCTATAGCAACGGGACGACGGACCCCGCGAATTCCGGTACGACGTCCATGAAGGTTACGAAGGCCGCGGGTAATACTGGGGCGCTGTGCGTGAATGCCGTTGACGCCATTCCGGCGGCGGCTTCGACTTCGTATGTGCTGACTTTCGGCCTTTACACGTCAGCCGCAGGCGTCACCTTTAACGTGAACCTTGAGTACTACACCGCTGCTCAGGCTTTCGTGAACAGCGTTGTTACGACGACCGCGTCAGCTGTTCAGGGATCAGGCAGTCCGCTGGATAACCAGTACTGGACGCAGTATCCGGCGTACTCGTTCACCACGCCGGCTACGACGGCGTTTCTGCGCTTGAACGTACAGCGTGTAGCCGGACTTACTACGGGTGACTTCGTCTTCATTGACAACGTATTCGTTGGCCGTTTGCTAGTGCCAAAGGGGCAGCTTGTAATGCCGCAGTCCATGAACCGCGCGGCTACGAGGTAGGGGGCTGATCATGGCGCTGTTCATCGCATACAATTGCGCGCTTGACGCTACGACGGGTATGGCCTCCGGGACGTCCTACGCCACTGGCGCTAAGGTGGCTATCCAGTTGGCCCCGCCTTCCGGGTCGGACATCCGCCTGGTGGAGTGGGGCGTGTCTTTTAACGGGTCCGCTGCCGGTACCCCGGCTGTCTGCACCCTGGTCCAGGCTTCCGCTGCTACCACGGTGTCAGGGTCCGGCGGGAACCTGGCGCATTCCACTTCGACGATCAAGGCTATCGGGGACCGGAACAAGACATCCACCCTGACCATGGGGACCAGCTCCAGCAGCTTTGGCGCGACCACGATTGTCACGAACACCACGGAGAAAGAATTCGGAATGGCGTTCGTCGGCCAGACCAGCCAGTACGAAAAACAGTTCCCATTGGGACGGGATTACGTGGTGGACGGAGCGAAATTCTGCCAGCTCCGCATCAATACCGCGACCACGCTCACGGCCATTGCGTACATCGTCTTCGAGGAGTGCTGACCCGGAGGCGGTAACCCATGGCCCGTCTTGGACGCGGACAGCCGGCGCGCGCGTACGTCACTATCGTTCAGGGTTCTCAGACGTCGACCCCGGCAACCGGCACGATTGCCGTCACGGGGCCACACCCCGCGGCTCATGTCGACGCGACGGTTGCCGCGGTCGGCACTCTGACTGTTCAGGGGCCCCGTCCCGCGGTAAGCGTCACGGCGACGGCGCAAGTCACCGGCACGCTCGCCGTGAGCGGCCCGCATCCTGCTGTCGCCGTCTCCGTGACGGTCACGGCCGACGGGCCGCTGATCGTCGCCGGCCCGCACCCGACGGTCGGCGTTTCCGCAACAGTTGAGGTCTCCGGAACGCTGGCCGTCACGGCGCCGCACCCCACAGCGAGCGCGGCCGTAACGGTCGGCTCTTCTGGTCTGCTGGGCGTGACCGGACCACGCCCAGGCGTGGCCCTGGACGGGCAGCTCCCCTATTCGTTCCGCGTCAACGGGCCTTCCCCCGTGCCGTTCTTCGTGGGCGGTGTGACGAAGCGCCTTGAGCTTTCGGCGCCTTCGCCGCGTGCCGCCCTTACCGGCGACGCCACCGTTACGGGAACGACCGACGTCACCGGCCCGTCCCCTCAGGCGGCTGTGAGCGCCGCTGTGAACGCCCCCGGCGTGCTGTCGGTGGCCGGACCCAGCCCCACGGCGTCGCTGGCCGCAGGCGCGACCGTAGCGGGCGCCTTGACGACCGTCGGCCCGCATCCGGCGGCGGCGGCGTTGTCCGGCGACTTGACGGTGACGAGCACCGTGACGCCGACGGGTCCGCATCCCGCGGCTTCGCTGCACGGCGGCGCGTCCGCAGAGGGCGCGATCGCGGCGGCTTTGCCGCGGCCTTCGGCGCATGTCGTCGTTGACGTCCGGGCGAAGGGCCCGCTTGCTGTCCAGGGGCCGCACCCGCGCGTCTCCGGGGCCGGCGCAGTGGCGGCGCCCGGTGTGCTGTCGGTGGTCGGCCCGCGCCCGCATGTCTCCGGGGCCGGCGCTGCGACGGTCTACGGCGGCGTTGCTGCTACGGGTCCGTCGCCTCAGTCGCTGATCTACGTGGCGACGCGCCTGGTCGGGCCGCGTACGTATGTCGTGCCTGAAGACGACCGGACGCTCTACGTCACAGCGGAGAGCCGGACAGTCCCTGTCGCCGAGGACTCCCGCACCCTCGCGGTGCCTCCCGAGTCGCGGACTCTCCTGATCGAAGCCGATGAACGCGAGCTGACGACGGTGGGGTGATCTCGGGTGAACGAGTTCGGCGAGGTCATCTCTACCGGCAGCAAGCGGCAGCAGCTCGAAGCGATCCGCGACCGGATCGCCGTAGAGATGGACGGCGAGTTCGACTGCTGTAGCTGCGGTAAGCCGCGCCGCTCTTCGGGCTCGGAGACTGCCGCGCTGGTGCAGCGGCTGACGGGCGTACTCGAAGCGCTGGAGAAGATCCCTGACGAGACGATCGTGTCCCGTTACGACGAACTGAAGGCCAAGCGGGACAGTACGGGCGGCAGTGCGGGCGCCTCGCGCCGTCAGGGCACGGGCCGGCGCCGCAGGGGCTCCGGAGCATGACGGGCGTGGTCATACCGGGGTGCGGAGATCAGGCGCCCCGGATTCTGCATGCGCCGCCGCGCGTCTACAGCGCAGGGCCGGATGTTGTCGAGCTTGCCTCTATCGCGGGGCTGGACCTTGACGAGTGGCAGCGCCTCGTACTGGACCATGCGTTGGGTCAGCGTGCTGACGGGACATGGGCTGCGTTTGAGATCGGCCTGATCGTCGGTCGCCAGAACGGGAAAGGGGCCTTGCTCGAAGCCATCGAGCTGGGCTCTCTGTTCCTCTTCGACGAAGAGCTGTGCATCCACTCCGCGCACCTCTTCGATACGAGCCTTGAGGCGTTCAAGCGCATCTTGGGCTTGATCGAGAACACGCCGGATCTCGACCGCATGGTGAAGCGCGTCAGCCGCTCCCATGGTGAGGAGGGCATCGAGGTAATGCGGGACGGCGCGTTGCGCCGCCTGCGCTTCCGCTCCCGCACTGCGGGCGGCGGACGTGGCTTCACTTGTGACCGCCTGGTCCTGGACGAAGCAATGATCCTCACTGACAGGGCGGTCGGCTCGATCCTGCCGACTCTGTCCGCCGTCCCTGATCCGCAGGTCATCTACACCGGCTCGTCGGGCAACCGTGAGTCGACCGCGCTTGGTCGCGTCCGTGCCCGCGGTGTCGCCGGCTCCGATCCTCGCTTGTGCTACCTGGAATGGTCCATCGAGCCGTGCACGCAGTTCTGCCCGCCGGACTGCGAAGAGCACGATGCGCAAGAGCTGAAGCCGGATCCGCGGTGGGACCAGGCGGAGAGCGACCGCCAGCTGTCGCGCCTGTACCGCTCGTACGCGAAGGCCAATCCAGGCTTCGGTATCCGCATCGGTGGCGTGCACTCTCCCGAGCGGTCTGTCGAGCACGTCGAAGCGGAGCGCCGCTCCATGTCCGCGGAAGAGTTTGCGCGCGAACGGCTGGGCGTTGGTGACTGGCCCGTTGAGGGCGAGGCGTGGCGCGTTGTTCCCGAGGCGAACTGGAAGGCGTGCATCGACGAACTCAGCTCGCCTGTCGGGGATCTGGCGTTCGGCGCACAGTTGACACCTGACCGGAAGATGGCGTGCATCGTCGTCGCCGGAATGAACCCGGACGGATTGACGCATGTCGAGATCACGTCCGCTGACGCCCTCGATTACCGGCCCGGTGACCGGTGGCTTGTACAGCGCCTCGTTGAGTTGAGCGAGCGGTGGAAGCCGAAGGCTGTGGTCATCAACGGCGCGAGCCAGACCGGCGCTCTGATCCCGGCACTCGTTGAGCGGGGCGTCAGCGTGGTCTCGCCTACGGTCCGCGAATACGCGCAGGCGTGCGGGACGTTGGGCAGCGCGGTGGTGCCGATCAAGGGCAATCATTCGACGCTGGTCCACCTCGATCAAGTCCCTTTGACGAACGCGGTAGCCGGCGCCGACAAGCGTGTGACTGCCGGGCTCTGGGCGTGGGACCAGCCGGGAACGGCCGTTGACATCTCTCCTTTGCAAGCCGCGACGCTGGCCGTGTGGGGCTTGCAGCGCACTGTCCATAAGCCTGTTGTCGAAGCCGGATGCGCATGGGGGTAGAGATGGCGTGGCAGTGGAAGTGGCCATTCCTTAAGCGCAATACCAAGTCCTGGTCACAGCCGAATTTCTGGGACCTCGAAGCACCTGCGTTCATGATGGGCAGCACCGCCGACAAGGAACGGATCGAGACCAACTTCGAAGGCTACGTTGAAGGCGCCTTCAAGCGGAACGGTCCGATCTTCTCGTGTGTCGTCGCCCGGCAGATGGTCTTCTCCGAAGCGCGTTTCATGTGGCGGCAGTTCAACAAGGGCCGTCCGGGGGATCTCTTCTCGAATGCGGAGCTTGAGCTTCTTAACCGCCCCTGGCCGACTGGCACGACTGGCGAACTGCTCGCGCGTATGGAGCAGGACGCATCGCTTGCTGGAAACAGCTTCTGGACCAAGGTCGATAACCAGGGACGCTACGGCAACTCAGCCGCGGGCGACGGGCTGAGGCTTGCGCGCCTGCGCCCCGACTGGGTCTCGATGGTTATCGGGTCTTCGAGTGGCGACCTGTACGCGGCAGACGCGAAGGTGATTGGTTTCCTGTACCAGCCACGGCAGTTCGGCATGATGGCTTCGTCGGAGCCGATGCCGACAGGCGGTTCGGTCCTGCTGCTGCCCGAAGAGGTCGCGCACTATTCGCCGATCCCCGATCCGGATGCACGCTTCCGCGGTATGTCGTGGCTTACGCCGGTCCTCCGGGAGATCGAGGCCGATACCGCATCGACGATCCACAAGAAGACGTTCTTCGATCACGCAGCCGTGCCGAACATGGTGGTGCGCTTCGACAAGGACGTGCAGAAGGAGCAGTTCGATTCCTTCGTGCGGCAGTTCAAGGCCGGACACGAGGGTGCATGGAACAGCTATAAGACGCTGTTCCTTCAGGGCGGCGCCGACGTCACGCCGTTGACGCACGACTTCCGGCAGCTGGACTTTTCGGCCACTGTCGGTAAGGGCGAGGCGCGCATAGCCAGCGCGGCCGGCGTGCCGCCGTCATGGGTCGGCTTCAGCGAGGGCATGCAGGGTTCGGCGCTCAACGCGGGCAACATGGCTGCGAACAGGCGCCGTTTCGCCGACGGCACGATGCGCCCCCTGTGGCGTATCGCCGCAGCGAGCCTTGAGGTGCTCTTCAAGCCTGCGGGCGCCAGTACCCATCTCTGGTACGACGACCGGGATATAGCTTTCCTGCGCGAGGACGCGCAGGACCGGGCGGAGATTGTCCGGATCAAGTTCAACACAATCGACTCCGGCATCAAGTCCGGGTTCGAGCCTGACGCTGTTGTCAAGGCCGTGATGAACGAAGACATCAGTCTTCTGGTCGGTCATCACACAGGCCTTGTCAGCGTCCAGATGCAACCGCCGGTTGATCCGAATGCACCCCCAGTGCCGCCGGCCATTGAACCCGCGCCCGTACCACCGCAACTAGACCCATCCGGAACGCCGGGAGGCAACAACAATGGAGCGTAAGAGCCTGTCCGGCGGTCTGGAAATCAAGGACGCGGACAAGGGAATGGTCACGGCCGTCTTTTCAACGATGGGTGTCCGCGATCACGACGGAGACGTCACGAACGCGGACGCTTTTACTGACGGGGCGCCTGTCGTTATCAGTGCGTACGGTCACGCCTCTTGGGATGGCGCACCCCCTGTAGGCAAGGGCGTCATTCGCGTCAAGGGCAAGAAGGCCGTACTCGACGGCCAGTTCTTTATGAACACGGCGGCCGGCCGAGACACCTTTGAGACCGTCAAGGAACTTGCGGCTGACGGTCTTGGTGAATGGTCGTACGGGTTCGATATCAATAAGTACTCGTTCGGCGAAGAGAAGGATCAGCCGGTTCGCTATCTCGAAAGCGTGACCGTGCACGAGGTGTCGCCCGTCCTGCTGGGCGCCGGTATCGGGACCGGGACCCTGTCCACGAAGGGACGCGACGTGACCGACAACGACAAGACCACGGCGAAGACGGGTACCGCGGTCCGCGGCCCGATCCCCTATACCGAAACCGACACTCTGACGCGGGCGTGGGACGGCGCTGCGACCGTGAAGGCTCTGGCCGATGACGCGCGGCCGTCCCAGCTGCGCACCGTCTTCGCGTGGGTGGACCCGGACGGGGACCCCGAGCTGAAGGACTCGTACAAGTTCGCCCACCACCACGGCGTGGACGGGCCGGCGAACCTCAGGGCGTGCCTTCAGGGCATCGCGGAACTCAACGGCGCACACGGTGATTCGGGCGTACCCGAGAAGGACCGTGACGCCGTCTACAAGCATCTGTCGGCGCATCTGCTCGATGCCGACAGGGAGCCGCCTCAGCTGCGTACAGCCGACGGCGACACGAAGGGCAAGCAGAGGTTCGCCGATCAGGCCGTTGACGTCATGGCCAACGTGTCGAGCCTCATTGATCGTGCAGCGGAAGTCATGGCTTTCCGGGCGCAGAAGGGCAAGGGCATGTCGCACGGCTCCGCTGATCTCCTTAGCTGGATCAAGGATGACCTGAAGCGACTCGATTTCTTGCTCGCAACTCCCGTTGATGACGCCGAGCCGGCCGAGCCGAGCGCTGAAGAGAAGGCCTCGCTGTTCGTGCAGTCGCTCACGCTTATCAACGGCTTCTAAGAGAAGCGTTCTTTCAAAGCCTCCGTGCCCCGGGGGCTTTTTTCATGCCCAGGAGAGCCATGTATAACGACTCTGACCGGATTGTAGAATTTCCGGCACTGAAGGCTGCGCAGGAAAAGCTCGATGAGAAGCGCAAGGGTCTTGCGTCCGTTCTCGCCGAGGCCGGCGCCGACTATGACATGTCCAAGGTTAAGTCCCTGTCGGGTGACACTCACGCGAAGGTCGCGGAACTCGGCAAGATGAACGCGGAGATCATCGAGTGCAAGACCAAGGTAGACGAATACCTGGTCGTTGCCCGTGCTGCGGCTGCTACTAAGCGCGGCGAAGGCGAAGGCACCGAGGGTGGCGACGGCGCCAAGGATGACGATCGAGACGTTGAGCGTAAGGGCGGGCGCCGCCTGAGTGTGGGTGACGAGTTCATCCAGTCCCGCGCCTTCAAGGAGTACAAGCAGGGTTCGGGTTCCGGCCCTCAGGTGACCCTCAAGGCCGACTTCACGACCGCGGCCGGCTGGGACCCGCAGGATATCCGTACGGGTCACCTCGAATTCCTGGCGACGCGTCCCGCTCCGACCGTGGTGCAGTACTTCCCGCAGACGACCACTGTTCAGTCCGCCGTCGTCTACATGGAAGAGACGACGTTCACGAATGCCGCGGCGGAAACTGCCGAAGGTGGCACGTACCCCGAGTCGGCGCTTCAGCTGACCGAGCGGAACCAGCAGGTTCGCAAGGTCGCCGTCTTCCTGCCCGTCACTGACGAGCAGTTCGAGGATGAGCCGCGCGCCCGCGACTACGTCAATAACCGCCTGCCGTTCATGATTCAGCAGCGGCTCGATGCCCAGGTTCTGGGCGGCAACGGCTCTGCGCCGAACCTGCTCGGTACCGAGAATGTCTCGGGAATCAACACCCAGGCTCTCTCGGCGGACAGCGTCCCCGACGCCATCTATAAGGGAATCCGGAAGTGCCGGGACACGGGCTTCAGTGAGCCCAATGTGATGTTCATCGCTCCCTCGAAGTGGGAGGGCGTCCGGCTTCTCAAGACCGCCGATGGTGTTTACATCTGGGGTCACCCGTCGATGCCCGGTCCGTACACCATGTGGGGCGTTCCGGTCGTGGAGACCACGGCGGTTACGAGCACAAAGTGCCTGCTGGGCGATTACCGGAACTTCTCTGAGCTTTCGGTGCGCCGCGGTATGGACGTCCAGGTGTCGAACTCGCACAGCACGTTCTTCGCCTCCGGAAAGCTCGCCATACGCGCCGACATCCGGTGCGCTGTGCTCCATTACCGGCCTCTCGCGTTCTGCGCCGTGACCGGTCTTTAAGTGATACCAGCAAAGGGCTCGGGCATACCGCTCGGGCCCTTTGGCATTGGGCCAAGCGTGGTCCGCAACCCAATGAAGGGAAATGGACAATGGCTGTAATTAACAGGATGCCGGGCACTCGCTCGCGCGTCATGAGCGAGACGCTGGGGTCTCCGGCGGTCGGAACGAACACGGCGATTCACGCCGCGGTCACCGACAACGGTGCGCCGCAGGTCATTACGACTGCCATCACGAACCCCGACGTTCCCCGGAACGTCACGGCGACTACGGGCGGTACGAACACTGACGTCAAGGCGATTCAGGTAATCGTCACCGGTACCAATGCTTACGGCGACGTGATCACCGAGACGCTTCCGGCATTCACTGTGGACACGACCGGAACGGTTGTCGGGTCGAAGGCCTTCAAGACGGTCACATCGATCACGATTCCCGCGCATGACGGTACCGGGGCGACTACCGCTATCGGTACCGGCGTGGGCGGCTCGGGCAATATCAATGCGAAGCTTGGTATTCCGGTGAAGCTGGACCGTGACACGATCGTCGCCGGATTCCTGAATGGTGTTCGCGAGTCGACACGCCCGGTGATCGCGTTCTCATCGACGGCGGTCGAGTCCAACACGGTATATCTGGCCAGTGCCCTGAACGGCACTCCCGTGATCGTGGACTACTACACGTGAGCGGCCCCGAGTGGATCACGATTGATCAGCATTGGTGCCTCACTGAGGCGCGGGACCGTGTGGTCCTGGAGACGGACCCCGAGGCCCGTTGGCTGCACTGGTCGCCCGGAACCCTCGTCAAGCGCGAGGAAGCCGAACGCCTGGGCGCCATCGAGCCTGAGCCGGCCCCCGAGCCGCCGAAGAAGGCAGCCGCGCCGGCCGTGAAGAAGGCGACGCCGGCGGAGAACAAGGCCATCTATCCGACTCAGAACAAGAGGCGGTAGGCCGTGGCCGTTCAGGGCGCACAGATCACGGTCGCCACGTCGGCAACGCTCCTGAGCGGCGCTGACGGCGACAACATCGCCGGCCAGAGTGTCTACGTCACGAACGGCGACGCCGCGGCAATCTTCCTGGGCGCCTCTGGAGTCACGGCGGGTACGGGCTATTCACTCGCCGCGGGTGCAAGCCTTCCTTGGCCGGTTCGGCTCGGGGTCGGTGAGGCTCTGTACGCGATTTCGGCAGCGGGCACATCGGCGGGCGCGGTGAGGGTGCTGCGGACGGGGGTCTGACTTATGCCCCTGGGCGACAGCTATGCCACGCTCGCACAGCTTCACGCGTACATGAAATCGAGTCTTGATGACGTCACGACGTACGACGGCATTCTGACGGACGCTCTTGCTTCCGTGAGCCGGGAAATCGAATCGCATTGTCATCGCCAGTTCAATAACACGGACACGGCGACGGATCGCATTTACGACGCGGGCAGTATTTTCACGATCAGGGATCAATGGTCTGTCACTCAGTGGGTGGAAGTCGATGACTTCTACGACACGGCGGGCCTGGTAGTGCAGTCCGGCACAACCACGTGGACAGCGTCGGACTACAAGCTGTATCCGCGTAATGGCGTTGTCGACGGGCAGCCGGGCTGGCCGTACCGCGAGATCCACGCGGCGGGGAGTCTTCGATTCGATACGTCTTATGGCGTGCGATTCGAGACCCCGCCGGATGTCACGGTTACCGCTAAGTGGGGCTGGGCGTCTGTGCCGACTCCCGTGAAGCAGGCCTGTCTGATTCTCGCCTCGGAGACATTCCAGATCAAGGACGCGCCTTTTGGTGTCGCCGGACTTGACCAGTTCGGTGTGATCCGGGTCCGCGACAATCGCATGGCGGAAAGCAAGCTCGCGCCCTATGTCAGGGACCCTATCCAGGTGAGGTGACATGGCGTCGCTATCCGAAATCCGCGTAGCTATGAAGACGACAATCAGGGCGAGCATTCCTGAACTGAACGTGTATGCCCTGGTGTCCGACGTTCAGCAGATCCCCGCGGTTGCCATCATGCCCGCAATCCCTAGGCGGACGCAGCTTTCGTGTGATTTTAACGGCGCGTTCGGTCGCGGCATGGACGAATGGACCCTCGACCTTTACGTCATGGTCTCGCGTGTGGATGCGTCCCTGGCGCAACAGAAGCTGGACCAATACGTAACGGGCAAGGGCCCTAAGAGTATCCGCGAGGTTCTCTTTCTGAATCCGAGCCTCGGACTTTCCGACGGCACGGACGCGCAAGCTGACGGTATCCGCGAATACGACGCGATGATGCCGATGAATGCGGCCGGAATTCAATACGTGGGCGCTGTCCTGCGAACCACTGTGCGCACCCCCAGTAATTAAGCGAGGAGCTATGGCAGCGCTCACAACTAACAACATCGCCAATGCGGGCACGGCGCCGAGTTTCGGAAACTCGTCCGCCTCGGATACGGCCGAGATCGGCAATGGCCTCAATACGTTTGTGGTCTACAGGAACACCGGCGGCTCGGCCTCCGTTGTCACGATCACGGTTCTCGGTAATACGTCGTACGGTCAGCCCAATCCGCAGCCGGCCGTCACTGTTCCCGCCACGACTGGCGAGAAGTGGATTCCGATGCGCAAGGAATACGACCCCGGCGACGGCTCCGGCCGCGCGACTCTTTCCGCAACAAACTCCGGTGCCACGCTTCAGGTAGCCGTCGTGAGGATGGGCTGACGATGTCCTTTGCGCGTATGGCGCCGCCAGGGCGTCAGCCCAAGCCCCCGGAAGAGCCGCGCGACCGGACGTATGTCGTCATCGGTCCGCGCGAAGTCGGCGGCAAGGTCAAGGGCGAAGAGGTCACGCTCCGCTTGACCGATGCGGCTGAGGCCGCGCTCATCGAAGCTGGCCACATCGAGCCGGTCAAGGCTGAGGTTGTCGCACCGGCGAAGAAGGCGTCACTCAAGAAGTAGTCCCGCACACAGCAAGGGCGAAGGCAAATATGTCTAGCCCTTTTTTCATGCCCCTTTAGCTCGCCGCGAGCAGTCCTCCGCGGGCCCAATCAATCCATAAGAAGGTAGTTTAGCCATGGCCAAATTGGTCCTGCGGGACTGCTATATAGTCATCAACGGAGTCAACTTCTCTGACCACGCTTCCTCGGTCGAAGTAGACCTTTCGAAGGCGGAAGTCGAGACAACGAACTTTTCCGGTTCCGGCCGTGAGCGTGTCGCCGGACTCAAGGACGATGGCTTTGTCATCAACTTCCAGCAGGATTACGCGGCGGCTCAGATCGACGCCACGTTCTACCCGCTGTGGAACAACGAGACGGAATTCACCGTCGAAGTTCGGCCCACCTCTGCGGCTGCATCGACGACAAATCCCAAGTACACGGCAACCTGCATTCTCCTCGAATACAAGCCCCTTTCGGGCAAGGTGGGCGACCTCTCCGAGACCCAGGTGAAGTTGCCTGCGCAGCGGACGGGCATCACGCGGGCAACGAGCTGATGGCTGCCAGGGCGACGTACAACGTCCGGCTGGGAGACGAGTGGCGTCGTACCGGGATCGCCCTGCGCGAGGTCGACCGGACCCTTCCGGACGAGCTTCGGAGGGCCTTGCGGGACGCTGCGAAGCCGGCCGCGGACGACGCCAAGCGGCGCGTCCTTGCTCTGCCTGTGCAAGGCGCCGCGCATTCGGGCCTGCGCAGTCGTGTGGCCCGCGGAGTCGCTGTCCAGGCGGGTGTGGCGCGCGGTCTGGGGGTGCGCATCGTTGCCGGGATGACAGACCCGCAGGAGGCGAACCTGCCGCGGTATCTGGACGATCAGCGCGGCTGGCGACACCCCGTTTTCGGCAACCGGCACAACTGGGTCAGGCAGACGACGGGCGGCAGCTGGTTCATGGCGACGATCGCTGAGCACCGCCCGCAGATGGAGCGTGACCTTCAAGAGGTACTGGAGCACGCTGCCGAGACGATCGCCGCGGCCAGCCGCGGTTGATCGAGCGGGTCGGTCGGGGTCCGCGGGTACCCCGGTCGGCCCGCGCATAGCAGAGCCCCCGGCAACCTTGCCGGGGGCTTCTGTCGTGGTCAGTGGGCGGCTTCGTATGCCTCGCGGACTCCAGCGGGGACGCGGCCCCTGGGGCTCACCTCGTACCCGTTTTCAGTCGCCCATGCCCGCATGTCCGAAGCGCTGGGGCCTCCCGCCTTGGCCTTGGGCTGCGCGCCCTTTACCCGACCCGTCTTGCGGCCCTTCTCCATGTAGGGGCCGAAGTCATCAAGCATCTGGTCGTAGCTTTCCGGCGCGAGGTCGATCTCATAGGCCACGCCGTTCAGCGTGAACTCATAGGTCTGAACCTCTTCGGATTCTTTGCCGGTGAGGTCGTCCGTGTAAATAACAACTGTCTTCTGAACCATGGGCGGATCCTACCCCAATTCTTAAGGCTGTCCACCCCGAGTTTCCTTTACCCGTGATCGAGAGGTACCCGCGATGCTGCTTAGCCGTGATCAAATCCTTGAGGCCAAGGACATTGAGACCGAGGACATCCCCGTCCCCGAGTGGGGCGGCGAGGTGCGGTTGAGGATGCTCACCGGCACCGAGCGGGACAAGTTCGAGGCTTCCATGGTGGAGACCAAGGGGAACAAGACGAAGCAGAATCTCGCAAACTTCCGCGCCCGCATGGTCGCTCAGTGCATCGTCACCGAAGCGGGCGAGGTGATGTTCAACCCGAGGGATGTCGACGAACTCGGCAAGAAGTCGGCGAAGGCTCTCGGTCGGGTCTTTGACGCATGTCAGCGCATGAACGGTTTCTCAGAGACTGATGTTGCGGAGCTGACCGAGGGTTTCGACGACGCCCCGAGCGAGGGCTCTATCACCGGCTAGCGCTCGCCTTCGGGATACCGGTTCGTGCGGTGCTCGCCCGGCATACCTCCCGAGAGCTGGCCGAATGGGCGGCATACGAGCGGTATGCCGGCCCCATCGACCGGTCGTACGACCAAGAGGCATTGGCCGCGATTCATGAGCAGTTGCAGGCGATGAATCACCTGCTCGGTGCCGCGCACTTTACGGATAAGCAGAACACGACCAATCCGGTTTCCGAACCGGAGCGCTACCCCCGCTCGCACGAGCTGTACCAGCGCGCCTCCGAACAGGGGGACGACAACTGAATAGGGGGCGTCGTGGCCACGGTTACCGGGCTGAACTTCAACATCAACAGTCGATTCAGCAGCACGGGCATCGCTGAGGCTCGGGCAGCTATGGCGGCTTTCGATGAGGAGCAACGCAGGCAGAACCGTTTGCGCGCTACGACCGCCGCGGCTCAGGCGCGGCTTGATCAGCAGGAGGCGGCGGCTCGCCTTGCCGCGCAGCGCAGGGAGCTGGACACCGCCTTGCGCATGCGGGAGGAAGCCTGGCGGCAGGAGCTTGCCCGCCGACGGGCCGTATTGGCTGCGCAGCTCGATGCAGAGCGTCAGCACATGCAGCAGGTCCAGGACGACTTCAAGCAAGGCTGGACAAAGGTCCAGTCCACTGTCACCGGCGCGATGACGTCCATCAGTAACGCGGTCTTGGGCCTGGGTCCCGCCATCGTCCCGATTGCGTCCGCTGCTGCTGGTGTCGCCGGCGGGCTCGTGGCATCGGCGGCGGCGGCCGGCGCGGCGGCTGGCATTTTCGGCGGCGCGCTGGTCGGCGCCATGAAGTCGGCAGATAGCGCCACCAAGTCGGCTCATTCTGCGCTGAAGCGGCAGCAGGATCTATTGGCAACGCTTACGCCGGGAACGAAAAAGTACGCGGACCAGCTCAAGAAAGTTCAGGCCGCCCAAACGGGCCTTGCGCAGGTTATCAGCACGCTTTCCCCCGCGCAGCAGAAATACGCGAACTCGGTTGACACCTTGAGTGGCGCCTGGGGCAAGTTCATCCAGCAGACCGAGAGCAGCACGCTTACCCCCGTAGCGATTGTTCTTGATGCGATCGGCCGGAATCTCGGAAAATTGGTTCCTGTAGTGAAGGCCGTGAGCCCTCTCGTTACCGGATTGGCCAGGGACTTTGCCAAATGGCTGAACGGCCCGGGACTCGACCGCTTTGTTAAGACGATTGTCAAGCAGGGCGTACCAGCGCTGCACAATTTCATCGAGATCGGCCGGAGCGTTGTTACTGTTCTTGGCCAGGGGTTCCGTGACTTCCTGCCTTTCGGGAACAAGGTGGTTGCCAAGCTGGCCGAGGGCGCGAGGAAGCTAGCGGACTGGGCGGGCGGCGGAGGGTTTCAGCGCTTCCTTGACTATGTCCACGGGGTAGCTCCGCAGGTCGGCGACTTCTTCAGGGCGTTGGTCACGGCCCTGGTCAATATCGGTAAGGCTGCCGCAAACCTGAGCGGGACGTCGTTCAACGTCCTTACCGTGCTCCTTCAGGTGCTTGCCTCTCTGCCGCCCGATCTGCTGGCGAATCTAGTTCGTGCGTGGCTTCTATGGAATGCGGCGCTGGTTGTTTACGGCATTGTTGGTGCAATCGCTGCGACGGTTACGGCCGCGCTGGCTCTCGCCGCTACCGGCATGGGCCTGATATTCCTGGGAATGGCCCTGACGGTCGGGATCGTTGTTCTTGCCCTCGCCGCTCTGGCCGTCGGAATCTACTTCCTGGTACAGAACTGGTCGACGGTATCGGCCTTCTTGGTCAAGATCTGGGATGCCACCTGGAATTGGATTAAGAACACGGCTCTCACGGTCTGGGGCTTCCTGTCGCACGGCTGGGGTCAGTTCATCCTGCTCTTGCTGGGGCCTATTGGTCTGCTCACGCTTCTGTACTTGCACTGGCGGGACATCTGGGGTGCGATACAGGTCGCGGCGCAAGCCGTCTGGGATGCGCTGAAGACAGCTTGGTCCGCCTCTATTGGCTGGCTTTCCGGTGCCTGGGATACCGTACTGGGCGGGCTGCTCACGGCGTGGAACGCGTTCAGTTCCCCGTTCTTGACGTCCTGGAATACGGTTTGGCCGCAGGTACAGCAAGCCGCGGCGAACATATGGACCGCTCTCACGATCGCTTGGGGCGTTTTGTGGGCGGGTGTAACGGCGGTCTGGAATGCCTTCTGGGGGGTCTTCGGCGGAACCTTCACCACGGCTTGGACCGGAGCCGGCGCTACCACTTCGGCTGTCTGGGGTTTCCTGACTGCCGCTTGGCAACTCGTCTGGACGGTTATTGTCAGCGTCTATCAAGTCGGTTGGGCGATCCTCTCGGGGGCCTGGTCCGTCGGCTGGGCATTTCTCACCGGCGCCGCGCAGATGGCGTGGGCGATTTTCACCGGCGCATGGTCCGTCATCTGGGCGGTTGTCACCGGAATCTGGAATGTCTTCTATGCCACGTTCGGGGCGATCTTCGCCGGTGCCTGGAGTGTCATCGTCGCGATAGCCACTGGAATCTGGAATGTAGTAAAGGCCGCGTGGACGGCGCTTTGGGCTGTAGTGACCGCGATATTCCTGACGTTCACGGCAATCTTCACCGGTAACTGGGGTATGGCCTGGAATGCCATCAAGGACGCCGCGGCTGCCATCTGGAATCTGATCAAGACTGCGTGGCAGGCATTCCTCAACGTCGTTGCGGCGGTCTTCTCAGCGTTCGTCGGCGTATTGTCTGCCGCCTGGCACGCCTTCTGGACCGCGATACAGGCGGTAGCCTCGACTGCCTGGTCTGCTTTCCGAGGATTCTTTCAGGCGTTCCTTACAGCGGTGCAAGCTGTTTGGAATACGGCCTGGGCTGCGGTCCGTATGATCTTTCAGACGGACATCAATGCCGTGATCAACGTGGCGTCCGCAGCATGGTCGACACTGCGGGCTGCGGTAGGCCTCTTTCTCACCGCAGTGCAAGCGGTATGGAACACGGCCTGGACGGCTGTGCGTACGCTCTTCCAGACGGCAGTGAATGGCGTCATCACCGCGGCCACCGTTTTCTGGAATGCAATCCGCACGGCGTTCTCTGGCGGGTCCACCTGGCTACGGAATACGTTCTGGAATCCGGTCAGTAACTTCTTCACGAAAACGATTCCGGGCGCATTCACCACTGGAGCTGACGCGCTGGGCAAGGCTTGGGGTGCGATTAAGAAGCTGGTCCGAGATCCTATTCAGGCGGTTGTGAACGTTGTTTACAACGGCGGAATCGTGAAACTCTGGAATGCGGTTGCGGGAGTATTTGGTGCGTCCAAGTTGAGCGCTTTCAACTTGCCTCAGTTCGCCGAAGGCGGTCCCACCGGACCGGGCAGTGCGCAGGGATTCCCCGCGGTGCTGCACCCTAACGAGCATGTGTGGACTTCCGCGGAAGTTGATGCGGCCGGCGGGCACAAGGCGGTCGCGGCGATGCGTTCCATGGTCCTGGGCGGTTCCGGGGTCCGCGTCATGGGACAGCCGGGCGGCGCCTTCGATAACGGCGGCGGAATCCTAGGAAAGATCGGCGGGGCCATTGGCAGCGTAGCCGGAGATATCGGCGGGGCCATCGGCAGCGTGGTCGGCAAGCTGAAGAACTTGGTCCTGGGTGGCGTGTACAAGGTCATCAGTGGACCGATCAATACGGCTGTCAAGGCCGCGCAAGCTGCCGTCCGCGGGGTGACTGCGGATGGCAGTGGGATTCAGAAATTGGGCGAGGCTATCCCTAAGAAGATTGGGGATACCGTCCTTTCCTGGATCAAGGGCAAGGATGTCGCGCAGTTCACCAGCTCTGCGGTTGGTTCCATTCCTTCAGGCCAGCATCGGGCCGTCATCGATGCGGCGCTGAAGGCGGCGGGTGTCCCGCCGCCGGGAACTCTTGCGCAGTGGGAGACCGGGCTCAACACCTTGATCACTAGGGAGTCGGGATGGAATCCCAATGCCGTCAACCAGACGGATATCAACGCGAAGAACGGTGTTCCGTCTCAGGGTCTTGCTCAGGTGATCCCGCCGACCTTCGTTTCGAACCATGTTGCCGGAACGAGCAATAACATTCTTGACCCGGTTGCTAACGTCGCGGCTGCCATCCGGTACATAACCAGAGGGTACGGCAACATCACCAACGTTCAGCAGGCGAACGCGGGCCTGCCGCCCAAGGGGTATGTACTCGGCACTCCGGGCGCCAATTCAGGATGGGCGACTGTTGGCGAGCAGGGGCCTGAGCGGATTCGTTTCCGTGGCGGCGAACGTGTTGACCCGCTGCGGGATCTGATCGGCAATGGCGGCAGCGGAGACGTCAACGTAACTGTGACGATTCCCATCAGTGGCAATGCCGATCACGGGGTTGTCGATCGCCTTGAGCAGCAGACCATTCCGAAACTCACGATGGCCATTAAGCAAGGCGTAGGAAAGAGGCGCTGAGATGACCGGTCTTGCCCACGTATGTACTGGCGACTTCAGGAATGAAGGCTGGGCGCTGGTGGGCTCCGGCGTCTCGAAGATCTTCCAGTGCTGGAACAACGATGACGACACGAAGTACTGCAAGAACCCGCCCCACAAGGGGCGGGCTTGCGTGTCGTTTCCCGTCGACATCACCGCCGTGCCCGACGGCGCTGTCATCACGTCGATCACGATCTACATTCGGTGCGCGAAGCAGGACAGCCAGTCGCGCTCGATCACCGTAAACGTGATCTGTCTGGACGACACGTCGAAGTTCACGACAAGGACGATTTACCCGACGCAGACCCCGACTACGTACGAGGTTGCCACTTACACGCGCGACCCGCTCAGCAATCCGTGGGACATTCACCGGCTCAACAAGATTCTCTGCCAGTGCTTTTCGGTGTCCGCGGTCTTCGACTGCATCCGCGTGTACAAGGTGTACGCGCAGATCAACTACCGGGTGCGGCCTACCGTCACGGTAGAGGCGCCGACAGGTACCGTCCTGACGCCGTCTCCGGTCATCAGCTGGACGTACGCGCAGGCGGACGGCGACCCGCAGGCCAAAGCCGAGTACCGGATCTTTACGGGCATTCAGACGGCGGACAGTACGTTCTCGCCGGATACGACACCGCCTGTCTACGCGACCACGGTCGGCGGTGACCTGACGTCGCAGATCTTGCCGACCTCGATCAATGCCGACACGTACGCCGTGTACGTGCGGGTGTACTCCAGCTTCGGCGCAAAGTCGACTTGGGTCGGAAGGCAGTTCTCCGTACAGGGCCCGTCGCCCGGCGTGCCCGGCGACGACAACACCGTCAGCGGCACGCCCGGCATCGGGGTCGTCTCCGTCGTCCCGGACGCCTACGACTCGTCGGTGTCGCTGACCCTGCGGGACAGCTCGAACCTGCTGAGCGTCCAGAGCGCCGACTTCGAGACGCTCACCGACGCCCCCGAGTACACAACGACCAATTGCACTGCCGCGCAGGACACGTCCACGTACTACGCCGGCGTGGCCTCGCTGAAGCTGACCGCAGCGTCGGCGGCGACGATGTCTGTGCAGAGCCCGTTCGTTGAGCTGGCGCCGGACGCCCCGGTCACGGTGCGGGCCCAGCTGCGAGCCGCAGCTACCGGCCGTACCTGCAACGTGCGGATCAGGTTCTACGACGGAACGTTCACTGCGATCGCGGGCACGATCACGGGCAGCGGCACTGACTCAACGTCCACTTGGACGGAGGTTGTTGCCACAGGTACATCGCCTTCGACGGCTGTCTACGCCAAGGCAGAGATCGAAGTTGCGAGCCCCGCCAACGCGGAAGTCCACAACATCGATCACGTCGGCCTGATGTACGGCGCGGGCGCACCGTGGTCGGACGGCGGGCACGCCTCGCGGAATATCCTGACGTCGTTCTCTGCCACGGGCGATGACCCTGTGGGCGTCAACTGGGTTGCCGGTACTGGGTCCACCATCAGCCGTGTCGCCGTCACCGGTACCGGCTCGGACGGCAGTCTGACGAAGCGGCTCACCTATACGGGCATCACGCCGACGTTGGCGTTCAGGGCGACCGGTACCGCCTTCACGTCTCCGACGTCCGGCACCGACTACACCCTGAACAAGCCGGCCGGCGTGACGACGGGTGACCTGATGGTTGCCTTCGTGTCATCGACCGAGTTCGGCGCCATCACGCCCCCGGCGGGCTGGACGGCAGTCAACACGGCCGCGGTCGATGACGGGACGACGGACACCGCGTTGTTCATCCTGAAGCGCACCGCGGGCGGCTCCGAGCCGGGCACTTGGACGGACGGTGCGCTCGGGACGGCGTCAACGCGGCGCTATGCGGTCGTGGTCGCCTACTCAGGCGCCGCCGACGCGAGTGATCAGTTCCTTGCCGAGGGCGTCACGTCCAGGGCGACGGGAACTCCGCTGTGGCTGACCACGGCGACGCTCAACAACACAGACGTCAATGCGTGGCGCATCGCTTCGTTCGCAGTGAACGACAACGCAGCGGGTGGCTCCCTGGTCGCCAATGTCCAGGCTCCGAGCGCGGCGGCGGACATCGTTTACGTCGGCAAGGCAACGGCGTGGACGGCGCTCAGTAACACCACGAGCTACGTGATCAACCGGCCGTCGGGTGTCGTCTCCGGTGACCTGATGATCGCTACGTTGGCGATCAGTGACACGGTCATCGCGACGGTGACCGCGCCCGCCGGCTGGACGGTTGTGCAGCAGCTGACGTCCAGCGGCGGCTTCGCTTCCTGCCGCTTCGCGGTGCTTAAGCGGACGGCGGGCGGCAGTGAGCCATCGTCCTGGACGGGCACGCTGAGCGGCACCGTAAAGCCTGCCGTGACGCAGTGTCTCGCCTACCGGAATGCGGACCTGGTCGCGAATCAGTTCATTGCCGACGGCACGTCAACGTCTGGTTCTGGCAACACTGTGACCACGGCGACGGTGACGAATACCGACTCCCGAGCCTGGCGCATCTGTGCGTTCGGTTCGAGCGGCGACTACTTCACGTCGTGGGGCAGTACCTCGGAGGTGTCGGAGCGCGCCGACGATTCGGCCGAATACCAGATCAGCTCGTACTCGTACCGCACGGCGACCCTGATGATGGCCGACTCGAACGGGAAGATCGGTACGGGGAGTCACAGCCGTACGGCCAGCCTGAACCGCAGCTACTACGCGGCGGCATCGTGGATCGGCGTTATCCGGCCGTTGGCGTCGGCGCCGCCCGCGGGTGCCAATGAGACGGAACGCAATGACACGACGGTCGGCAGCGCCACTCCGTGGCTGACGACTGGCGTTTACGACTCGAACGGGCCCGTGGCCGCGGGGCAGACATCCGTGACGGGTGCCTTCACTCCGGGCTCGGGTACCGACCTGGAGTCGGCGGCGTCATGGATCGGCTTGGTCAAGCCGGCTGTTCCGATCGTGGCCGGTATGACCGTTGCGACAATGCCGGACACCATTGGGATATCGGGTATCGATCCGAAGATTCTCGGACTTGCCGGAAATCAAGTGACGTTTGTATCCTCGTTCCTCGGGTCGACGGCAGGAACGCCGTACCTGAAGCTCTATTTTTACCGAGCGAACCAGCTGATAAGTTCTCAGACGATTCAGGGGACCAGCTTCGGCACATCGCTTTGGGTCAAGTCATCGGGGACGTACGACGTTCCCGACGGCACGACCCGCATCAAGGGCGAGGTCTCCGTGACGGACCGTGCCGTGAGCGATCTGGTCTATTTCGACCGGGTGGGAATCATGCTCGGTTCGTCGCCGGTATGGCGGAACGGCACCGGGCGCTTGACTCACGCTGTGTGGCATACGCCGGTTATCCAGTACGCCGATGATGACGGCAACGGGTACGGGGAATGGCAGACCCTTGCGGGGCTGGATACGAGTCCGCCTGTTTATGATCCGCTGTCGGGCATCGCCACATACACGGATCACACCATCGTTCCCCTGGTGAACCGGCGCTATCGGGCGCAGACCACTTCATACGGTCTCGCAGGGGACCAATTCGTATCCGGCTACGGGCCGGCGAGTGACGAGGTGTCGCTGTCGGCTCTGAGTTGGTGGTTGAAGGACATCACCGATCCGGCGAGCAATATAGCTCTGCGGGTGAAGTGGGAGACGCTTCAGGTTGGCACGACCGGTACGAGCGTCATGTATCAGCCGCTGGGCGAAGACAGGCCCGTTGTCCTCACTGAGGGCTACAAGGGCGACGCCCTCGCCCTGACGCTGATCCTCCGGCGTGATGAGTACGCGCCGCTGAAGAAGCTCATCAAGTCCGGCCGGACGCTCTTCCTTCAGTCGGACGTGGATCACGCGTGGTGGGTGCGCCCGGTCGGCGATATCAAGGCCGGCATCCTGCCGACCGGACGGCGCAAGGTCGATCCGATCCGTGAAGTGACCCTGACCTTCGTTCAAGTTGCGGCACCTGTGTAACGAGAGGCGGGCCGATGACAGTTCAGCGCGCATCGGCCCGTCTCCTCTCGGAGATCAGGACGTCGCACACGGTCTACTCGTACGTGGACGTGATCTCTCCGACGCAGGAGCGGGTGCGGCTGCCCGCCACCGGGGGAGCGGTCAACTGCGACCGCACTGCCGCGGTGCGGCGGACCTGTAAGGCCGTCTGCATAGATCCACTGGGGACCCTGGTCCCGAGCGGCACGTCATCGCTCCTGACGCCGTACGGCACGGAGCTGCGGCCGTACAGGGGCGTCAGGTACGCGGCCACTCCCGAGCATCCCGAGGGCGAGATAGACGTCCTGCCGCTCGGGGTCTTCCGGCTGGCCAAGGTCACCATCCATGACACGACGGGCGGCAGTCCCGATATCCAGCTTGAGGCGTACGACCTGAGCCGCACCGTTGCGCGCGACAAGTTCACGTCGCCGTACGTGATCCCTGTCGGCACGAACGTCATCGACGCCATCAAGGCGATCTTGCAGCGGACGTTTCCGGATCTTCAGTACGACGCCATATCCACCACCAGGACGACGACGGCGCCGCGGCTGTACGACGTCAGCAACGACCCGTGGTCTGCGGTCACGGACCTCGCCACGTCCCTTGGCTGCGACATCTATTTCGACGTTGAGGGCGGTGTGGTCATCGCGCCGCCCGCGGACATCGACGCATTGCCCTCGCCGGACTTCACGTACATCGAGGGTCAGCGGTGCACCATGATCGACCTGTCTCGCGTCTTCACTGACGAGCCTGGTTTCAACGGGATTGTCCTGACGGGGGAGTCGCCCGGTGACCAGCTCCCGCCGGTGCGCGCCGTGGCGTGGGATGAAGAGCCGACGTCGGCGACGTACCACCTCGGCCCGTACGGCGAGGTACCGCAGTTCATCACGGACCAGTTGATCAAGACGACGGAAGAGGCGCAGGCGACCGCGGATCAGCTGCTTCGGAATCTGCTCGGATTCTCCGCGCAGCTTTCCATCACAGGCGTCGTCAATCCGAGCTTCGAGGCCGGCCAGGTCGTTGCAGTGACGCGCGCCCGCTCGCACGTCACTGGGGTGTACGCCGTGGATGCCTTCACTGTGCCGCTGGACGCCAAGTCGACACAGGCTCTGACGCTCCGTCAGAAGAGCACCGCGGGGGGCACATGAGTACGCCTTCCGATCCCGCCCAGACGGTTCCGCAGGAACCGCCGATCGTGCCGGAAGAGGCCGCGGCGCAGGATCAGGCGGCACACGACCAGACCGCGGAGTCCGCTCAGCTGCTCGCTATCCGCGAACTGGCCACGGAAATAGCCAAACAGGCTGTGCTCGACTTCGACCCGGCGACGATCCGTAAGGGCGTCATCACCGCGATCGCGGACACGTCGGCGCCGCCCACGATCAGCGTGCAGATTTCCGGCGACACGACGACCACCATCGACGGTATTTGCTACATCACCAGCTACGTGCCGGTTGTCGGTGACATAGCGCTCATCATCAAGCAGGGTACGGACCTGGTCGCCCTGGGGAACATCGCGGCGGCGTTCTCCGCGTCCGCCTGGACGGTCGTCACGCTGGGCGCCGGCTTCGGGCACAACGGCAACGGCAACGGCAACGTCCGGTACCGCAAGGTCTGGGACAACGGCTCACCCAAGATGCAGTGGAAGGGCGCGGCAACGCGTTCTTCCGGCACGGCTGTTGTGTCTGTGCCGCTTGCTTCCGGCTACCGCCCTGTGGAGCGCCGCTCGGTCATCGTCGCCCGAACCGCGGGCGGCAGCAACGTCGTAAAGCTGGACTTTGACACTGACGGCACCGTGAACATGGTCGGCGCGAATACCGCGCCCCTGTCGGCCACGCCGAGTGATTCTGTCCACAATCACGGGGGCCACGATCACGGCATCCCGAGCAGCTCTCACGGCCATTCGGTGCCGACGTCCAATCAGCAGAACATCGGGTCCACGTCGGGCACTTCCAACACGCACCACCACGGGGGCGGTGCCGGTCAGGATGCCAGCCACACCCACGATCTAGACCACACGCACGCTATTGGCGGCACCAGTTCCAGTGCCCACAATCACGGCGGCACGGACGCAACCACGCCCAATGACAGCACTCACAATCACGGCGGTCACAGCCACACCGTGGACGACCCGGTATGGATCAGCTTCAACATCGAATACTTTTTGGACTGAGGGGGGACATGGACCCTGTAACCGGGGTGCTTGTTCAGTACGGAGCTGTCGGCGTGGTGGCGCTTCTCGCCCTCGCCGCAGTGCGCGTTTTGTTTACGCGTTTGAGTTCCACGATCGACCGTGAGACAGAACGAGCCGACCGCCTCGAAGAGGAACTGCGCAAGCTGAACGAAACGGTGAGAAGCGAATATGTCAACACCCTCAGCACTGCTGCGCGCGCCATCTCTGATGCGACGCGAGCAATTGAAGATGCCAGGGCCGCCGCTCGACGGAGTTGATTCCATGGCAGGAGAAAGCCGCGTCGATCGCTTGCTTGCCGATTCGGAGAAGCTGCGTGAGGACCTTTTGAGAATGGCGGCGCGCCTCATGACGTTCTCAGAACAACTCACGGCGGAAACGCAGGCGCTGCGTGTGGAAGCGGGGAGCGATGACACAGGAACCGGAACCCACCGGAGACCGCCTTACGCAACTGACTGAAGTTGCGCGCGAACTCCTTGAAGAAATCACCGAACTGAAGGCAGAGGGCGGCGAGCAGTTCGTTTCACTCGCCAAGCGCGCTCGCTCCAACCGTCACATGATCTGGGCGGTAGTTGTCGGCTGCACTCTGGACGTCATCCTGACGATCGCCTTCGGTATCGGCCTGTTTCAGGTGACCAATAACGCCGACCGTATCGACGCGCTGACGCAGCGGCTGAACGTCGCCCAGACCGATACGAGGCAGCGGGCCTGGTGCCCTCTGTACTCGCTGCTGCTCGGGTCGAAGTCGCCGCAGGGGCGGAAGGCGGCAGCGGACCCGAAGGCGTACGACCACGCGTTCGAGGTCATCGGGGACGGATACCGCGCGCTGAACTGCGACGAATTCACCGGCGGCACCTCGCCGTTCACAGAAAGTCCGAAGGGGTAACGATGGCAATACCCATGAGCGCTGACGAGTTCATCGCGGCCCTGCGTGCCGAGGGTTGCAAGGTCGCGGAGGTGGCCGGCTGGCGCACGCACAACCGGAATCAGAAGGGCCCGTGGGGTCCGCTCAACGGCGTTGTACTGCATCACACCGTGACGTCGGGTACCGCGAACTCGGTGCAGATGTGCTACGACGGATACGCCGACCTGCCTGGTCCGCTCTGTCACGGCGTCATCGACAAGCAGGGCGTCATACACCTGGTCGGATGGGGCCGCGCCAATCACGCCGGCGGCGGCGATCCCGCCGTCCTTACGCAGGTTGTGAACGAGTCGTACGGCACCCGTCCGACGCCTCCCACGAAAGGCAACCTGGACGGTATCGACGGCAACCGGCATTTCGTCGGCTTCGAGTGCATCAACCTCGGGGACGGCAAGGACCCTTGGCCGGAAGCGCAGTTGGACGCCATGGCGCGCGCCGCCACAGCGGTGTGCCGTCACTACGGCTGGTCGGAGAAGTCCACCATCGGCCACCTCGAATGGTCGCAGGACAAGCAGGATCCGCGCGGTTTCACTATGGCGTCGATGCGCGCCCGGATCGCTGCTCTCCTCAAGCCGACGACGTACACCGTCCGGCCTGGCGACATCCTCTCCCGCATCGGCGCGGCGCTTGGCGTCCCGTGGCTGGACATCGCGACGGCCAACAACATCAAGTCCCCTTACCAGATCTTCCCTGGTCAGGTTCTCAAGATCCCCAAGAAGTGAGGCAGTCATGAAGGTCTCGAAGTACGCAAAGGCGGTCGCGGGCGCCGTTGCCGCGGGCGCTACCTCGCTCGGTGTGGCACTCGCGGACAGCAACATCACGGCGCAGGAGGGTCTCACCGTCGTGGCTGCGGTGCTGGCTACGTTCGGCCTCACGTGGGCGGTTCCCAACAAGCGGTAGCCCGAAGAACACGGATTGAGGATCACTTGAACTGGCACAAGTCCACGTACAGCACCGGACAGAACAACTGCGTTGAGGTGGCCGACGACGTCCGCGTCATGGTCCGCGACACGAAGGATCACAGCGCGGGCATGGTGACGGTGTCGCCGTCCGCCTGGTCCGAGTTCATCGAGCACATCGCATAACGAGAAGCCCCCTTCGCCTTCGCGGGCGGAGGGGGCTTCCTTTGCGTTGGGGTCAGGTGTTCAGCGTGCTGGCGCGGCGCTCTGCGGTCCGGGCGATCTGCCGTGCGAACGGGGTGCCGGGGTCGATGGCGACCATGCCCGTGAAGCTGCCGTCTCGCGGGTCGAAGGTGACCTGCAAGCCCTGGCCGTTGGCGAAGGCCTGCGCGGCGTAGCGGACGTATTCGTCAATCGTCTCCGGCTGGTATCGGAAGTTCGGCATGGTCACCCCTCGGTTGCCCCGCACTTTCTGTACTACAACAATCCAGCGGGGGCTTGCGCCTGTCAAGGGGCTGCGCCATGGTTTCCTGTATGACAGAAACTGAGAAGAAGCGCGGCCGGCCCAAGACGGAGCACGACGCGCCCGCCTCTGTGCGCCCGAAGGTCAAGGGACTGACGAAGGTGTTCGACGCCGCTGCCGCCGCAGCCGGCTCGAACCGCTCGCAGATCACGGAAGAGCTGTGGGCATGGTTCGCGCGGGTGCCGGGCGCGACACTGCCCCCGCGGCCGGACAGGCAGCCCGGTGCGGAGGCAGTGAAGAAGCCGCAGCGCCCTACTTGAGGATGCCGCGCCGGCGCAGTTCCTTGACGTCGGCGGCTGCGGCGCGGTTCGCCCTGAACCTGCGGACGTTGGCCGTCGTCGCCTCGGTACGGCGCTGCGCCTTGCCCATGCGGGTCCGGTAGAACGGGATCAGCAGCTGACGCAGGAACGGGTGCTTCGCGTCGCGGCTCTTCGGGATGTCGCCCATGACGTCCCCCCTCTCTCCTGCTTCGGAGAGTAGCGCTAGATCACGCGGTGTCAGCGGCTTGCGCGGAAAATCGAACACGCGCTCTAATCGGGAGCATGTACCGCGTCGACCACATCACCCCACGGCAAGAGCGCATCGTGACGTTCATCCGGGAACAGATCGCGGAGTACGGCATGCCCCCTACCGTCCGGCAGATCGGGGAAGCGATCGGGCTGCGCAGTCCGGCGTCTGTGCACTATCAGTTGAGCCGGATCGAGCGGCTCGGGCTGATCGTCCGCGAGGGCGGACGCCTGCGGCTCACCTAGCGTTCAGTGCCCGCCGCGCCGCGTTGATCACGTTCTGGGCGTCGGCGCCGTACACCGCGGACTCGCGCAGGGTGCGCCAGACCTTCAGGTACAGAGCGACGTTGTCCGCGTCGTCCAGCCACAGCTCTGCGTGCCAGTCCTCCGCGACGACCAAACGGTCATCGAGGATCCAGAAGCCGTTGGCAGGCACGATCCTCATGGACGCAGTGAACGGGATCACGCCCAGTTCGACCGTGTCCATGCCGATGACTCCGGTCAGCCTGTCCAGCTGGCCGGCGAGGACCGAGGGCGGGCAGATCAGGGAACGGAGCGCCGCCTCCCACATGATGACGTGCAGCTTGTGACCCGGCTGGTACAGCCATTCCTGCCGCTTCGCCCTGGCCCGTACGGCTTCGTCGATGTCGCTCGCGGGGGAGAGGAGTTCCGAGTACCGCGTCATGACGTGCCGCGCATAGTCGGGGGTCTGCACCATTCCGGGGATCACTGACTCTTCCCACATCCACAGTTCCCGAGTGCGGTCGATTTCGCCGCTGAGACTCTCGTGTGCGGGCTTGAAGCCATTCGCCAGGGTCCGCCGCCACGACCTGATGTGCGACTCGAATCCTGCGAGGCGGGACGCGAGTTCGTCGTACGCCTCGGGCCGGCCGGTTGCTTCAGCCCACTCGCGAAGATCGTCCGGGGTCGGCGTCTGCCTGCCGAGTTCCAGCTTTGAGACCTTCGAGGAGTTGGGCCATTGCAGGATCGCCGCGAGCTGCAATCCGGTGAGCCGACCGTCAGGGGCGTTGAGCCGAAGCTCGCGGAGCCTGAGGCCCAGCGCTTCGCGCGCTTTCTGGTAGTCGGTACTCACCGGATGTGCACCTGCTTAGTCCTGCGCGGTCACCAGCGCCGCGAACTGTTCGTACGGGACTGCGCGATGCATGGCCGCGTCGCGCGCGACGGAGTACCGCACGACCTGTGCGGGCTCCGTGATCAGTTCGATGTCGATCAGGTTGTCGGCGTCGTCGAAGTTGAGCACAGCGACGATGCGCGAGTCGAAGATCCAGAAATCTTCGGCGGGCAGGCCGGCCGCGTCCTCGCGCCACACGTAGCGCATGTCCTCGCCGGACGCCGCGTTGTACCGGGCGTAGTCGAGTAGGAACAGCTGCTCTTGCGTGGGCGGGTTGTCAGCGATGCGGACCCGCCCGACCGCTTTGCCTGCCGCTGCCTGCTTGCGGATGTTGACGAACCACGGCTCTTCGGGGTCCCACGTCGCGGACCCGGTTTCGACGAACGCCCGGAAGTCGGGGTCTTCGCGGTCGGATGCGTATCCGCGCCGCGTCTCCAGGCGCCACGCCGTGTGCTCGAACGTCTCGAAGAGGCGGCGGAAGGTATCGCGGTCGACGATGTCCGGCACGTGCGTGATCTCCTTCGGTCCCCAGTTCACGAGCAGTTCCCGCGGCACGACGACCGCGGACTCTGCCGCGGTGAAGTGCTGAAGCTGGGCGATGTCGTCGGGGTCCGCGAGGGGCGCGCCTTGGACGACGACGTCACCCGTCCGGACGTCGGTGTGCAGGGCAGGGCAACCATCGACTTTGCTGTCTGTGCCGTCGAAGCGCAGTTGTCGCGCCATGGTCAGTGCCTTCCGTTCGGGGACTGATCCGTTAAGCATCCCCGCGACCCGGATCCTGCGGAACCGGCCGCTGACACCGTCGCGCGACAATCCAAGAAAAGCAAGGCTGCGCGCAAGACAAATCAAGAAAACGGCATGGCACCCCCAACGCTCCGTCTCTAGCGTCCTGTTCATGGCCACAACGAAGCCGCGGGACGTCGACCCGCACACGGCGATGGAGTCCCTGCGCGAAGCGCTGTCCGGGGTGGATGTCGTCTTTCCATCCCTGTCCGTCGACCACGTGTCGCCGGACTTGAAGCTGATCGTCCTGGGCAGCGTCCGCGCCGATGTGGCCATGCGACTGGCAGATGCACTACGGCGAGGGGGCCGTGAAGAATGACGCAACGTACAGCACAACCATCCGGCACGGATCAACGGCCCCCCGACATCGAGACCATGCGCGCCGCCACGCGCCGGCTGCTTGCCGATGACGCCGAACTGCCCGCCTTCGAAGAGCTTCAGACGCTGACTCTCCGGTTGCGCGGGCACATGATGCTGCTCATCCCCGAAGTGGAGATGGCGACAGGGCGGCTGCCGAAGGACGACATCCCGCGGTACTGCGCACTCGCCTGTGTCGGCGAGGCGCGCATGAAACTCAACCTCAGGGCGGGGCGCGGGCTGCCCGCAGGCATCGCCCACGCCAAGCGCCTTTCCCGCTCGTTGAACGCTCTGTGCGATCACTACGAGAACTTGGCCGGCGAGCGCACGTGATCCTGCAACTCTGCCGATGGTGCGATCGGTCAACGGACAAGCCGGTAAAGGTCGGATTGGAACACGTCGCATCGACGGGCGGCCACGATCTCTTCGCCTGCCCGGGGTGTGTGTCCCTCTGGGGCCTGCTCCCGTACGACCAGCACCCGCCGGGCAGCGACGGCCGCGTGATGTACGACAGCAACGATCTGCCCTTCTCATAG